TTGCTAGTGGTAAATATCGTAACACATCTACATCAGCTACAGGTATTCCAGAAGCTACTGCTGGTCTATTAATGACCAACACTTACATTGATGCTAACACAGCAACTCAAATGGCTTGGAATACAGCTAGTGGTGCTGTTTATACACGTAATAAGGCATCTGGTACATGGGGATCTTGGACAGCAGCTACATCTGGTGGAGTAACCACAGTGTCCGTAGTATCTGCTAATGGGTTGAGTGGATCTGTAGCGACAGCTACAAGTACCCCAGCTATCACCCTAGGAACATCTGTTACAGGTATTCTTAAGGGAAATGGCACTGCAATAAGTGCAGCAGTAAGTGGAACTGATCTAAAAACTATTAATGGTACTTCCATTATCGGTAGTGGTGATATTGTAATCTCTGGTGGTGGGTCAGGAACGGTCACTACGGCTTCTGTAGTCAGTGCCAATGGCTTTGCAGGTTCAGTGGCTACTGCTACTACCACCCCAGCTATAACGATCTCTACGAGTGTCACAGGACTGTTAAAAGGTAATGGTACAGCTATATCAGCTGCTACATCCGGTACAGACTACTTAGCTCCTGCCAATGTTACTTCATCTTCAATTGATGTCACAGCTGGTAGACTGTTAAAGGTAGGGGATTATGGTTTAGGTACTGCTCCTGTAAGTAATGATAACTGGGATACTATTGCTGTTACTGGTAAGTTCATTAACACTTCAACTGGTGCAACTGGTATTCCTGTTGTAGCTACTGGATTACTTCTTAACCACACACATGTTGATTCTAACACAGCTAGTCAAGTAGCGTGGGATATTATCAATAATGTAATGTACACAAGACGTAAAACATCAGGTACATTTAGTGCATGGAGTGCTGGGGTAAGTGCTGGTGGAATATCTCGTTCTATTATAGTTACAAGTGGTAGCTTTACAGCTGCTTCAGCTCCTAGTACAGATTATGTATATCTCTTAGCTGGTGCTCATGCTCCAACATTACCAACTGCTGTAGGAAATACTAACCGCTACACAATCAAGAATAACCATTCAGCTTCTGTGGTAGTTAGTACAACTAGCTCACAAACAATTGATGGTACAACAACTATTACACTCGCTCCACAAGCTTCTGTGGACTTAATTTCTACTGGCGCTAACTGGAGTGTTATCTAATGGCATATTCCGCTACACCGCCCCTTGGGCAAGCTACTGCTGCAAATAGTACTCCTGTAGTGTTAGCTTCTGATCAATCTACAGTAAACGTAGTAATGACTAATTTGGCCGTAACAGGCCAAGCTACTCAAACTACTACAGTAAACAACATTCTTACAGCAACTTCAGGTACATCTGCTACAGATGTTCAAGCTTATAAATCATTCGCTGTTCAAGTAGTGAGTACTGGCACATCAGGTACATTCATATTTGAAGGTAGTAATGATAACGTAAACTTCCAAGCAATACCTGTATTTAACCAAGCTGTATTAGCTCAATTACCTATCGTAACTGCTATCACTGCAACTGCAACCAGTATTATTTATGTTGGTGCTATTAATTTCAGATACATGAGATTAAGAATAGCTACAACTATTGGTGGTGGGAGTATTCAAGCTCATAGTAATTTTTGCCAAGAGGCTTTCACAGGAACTTCTACTATCGTAGCTCAAGCTACTGCTGCTAACTTAAACGTTACTGCAACGGGAACTATCACTGCTAACTTAGGTACTGGGGGTACATCTGCTACTTCTTTAGGTAAAGCTGAAGATGCTGTAGCAGCTAGTGGGGATGTAGGTGTTGCTTCTTTAGCACTACGTAATGATTCCCTCACTTCCAATGTTTCTGCGTCTGGTGATTACATTATGCCAATTACAGATATCTACGGTAGTTTGGTAGTCAAAGATCAACAACGTCATAAAGCAACTTACCGTACAGCTTTTGTTGTTACTCCTGCTGCTACAGCAAGTGATGTATTCCAATTGATAGGTAGTGCTTCTAAAACTGTAGAGATTACTCAGATAATTATATCTGGTACTCAAACTACAGGTGGATTGGTAGATATTTATATTAAGAAAAGAAGTACAGCAAATAGTGGTGGTAGTTCTACTGCATCTACTGCTGTTCCAATGATCTCTACTGATGCTGCTGCAACTGCTGTAGGAGCGATTTACACAGCTAACCCTACTACAGGTACTACTACAGGGGATGTCGCTATTATCACAGCGGCATTCGGTCCTGCTACATCTACAGATGATAACATTGCTTACATTAACTTTGGTGAACGTGGTAAAGGTTTGACATTAGTTGGTGTTGCACAAGCAATGGCCATTAATCTTAATGGTGTGACTATTACTGGTGGTAGTTTGAAGATTACTATTGAATTTACAGAATACTAATTCAATGTAAGAAGGGAAGAATAATAAATATTCTTAAGGAAGGGAATAACAATATAAAATAATAATAGCTTATAGCCCCTTCACTGTAATGGTGTTGGGGTTTTCTTTTGTCTAAAATTTACCAATTAGATTTATGTATTAACCTTAGTTTCTTTGTTAACTCTAGAAGTATATCATAATCACTTCTATAATAATCTTGTCTCTCTAAAACATTTAATAAAGAACTTAATTCTATAAAAGACTCAAGTGTAATAGTGATAGGATGGAATGTTTTCTCTTTAACTTCTACTTTCAACTTTGATCTCCTTGAGATTTAGTAATAATAGCGTTATCCATATGATCACCTTCCTCCATGAAGCTTTCTTCATCTCTAGATAATGTGATAGTAAATTCAATACCATCTACTTCACCTAAATAAATAGTAGAACTGTCCACATAACTACATTTAGAGATACTCTCAAATTCTTTATGAATAAGATCTAGTAATTCTTGTGATTTTATGTTCAACATATCTTAATCTCCTCTTGTAGCCGTTCTAAACGCGTGATGTAACCATTTAAATCTGTATCTGATAGTGCAGCAGCCTCCACTCTTACAACAGCTCTCAGACACTGTGATATGTTTGGATAGTAACCATTAGTTACCCACCTAGGTTCACTAATCTTTCCTTTCTTAGGACCAGCGGTAATCAATGCACCACCTTGTACATATTGTTCCAGTGTGTGATTTAGTGAATCAATCTGGATACGCCAGTTATCATTAATTGTTACTGTTGCCATTTTCCATCTCCTGAACAATATCTTTAAAATGTAATCCCATAGCAAAAGCATTTATAGCAATTACAAAAGGTGCATCAATCTTGAAGCCTACAACCACACAGATAAATCCTATAACTAAACAAAATATAGACCATTTCATACGTATTTAATCCCATCTTCAGGAGTATACGTAGCTATTAGGTTAGAGTCTAACAATCCTTCTGGGAAGTCTATTTTAAAATCTTCTGGATAATTTTCTGTATAGTACGCATACATTTCACTAGGAATTTCCTTACAAATATCTTCGTAAGGAAGGTCGTAATCCCCAAATGGGTAAACTTTCCCATTATACTCATAGCCAACAATACCTGCTATACCACGATATATTTTAATCATAATTTGTAACACCCTCCACGAATCTCGAAATATTGTTGATAAGGAAATTCACTCCCCTTAATCAACTCCTGTTTTGCAGCTAAACAATTCTCCAAACTATTAAATCTAGTATTCACTACACTAGTTGTCCTTGATGCTGTATTGTACACCACTGACAATAATACATACTTAGTATTTAAGCTAAGAGCTATAATACCACTAACCAAACATACAATCAAGCAAACACCTACTATTAATTTACCATTCATTTTATTACCTACCTTAATATCTAATATTACCTCTATCAACCACTAATCCCAAGGATAGTGATCACCTTCTCCTCTTTGTTTCTTAGGAGATGTACACTCTAATCCAAGTCCTATCATACCTGCTGCAAATATCATCCCTATTTCAGGGTTAGTTATTAATGTAACTATTAACCCTACTAGTATTGCAGGGAATAAAACAAACACAGCTCTCATAATTATATTTACCATAATTTACTCCTCCCATAAAAACAAAAAATCCCCACGCAACCTGAAGTCACGTGAGGTTACAGGTTTAGTATCGCTTATACTAACTTAGTTGTCAAGTAATACCTTATACTTATTGTAATCAATATCACCTTCAAGTTTCTTATGAGAATAGTCAGTAATTTTCTTTTCAAAGAAAGCTCCATGACGTTCTGCACTCAACATACTATCCATCCACTTTAAAGGGTTATTAGGTACTTCAAGACTCCCAACATAACCTATTTTGAACAATATGTTCTTTCCTAAATAGTTGATGTAATTCTTAAAGTCTTCTTTATCAATACCTTCCAGACTACCTTTCTCGTACAACAAATCAATAACAGCATGTTCAGCATCAACAAAATCTTTTACTAGAACTTTAGTGACTTCAATAAGGTTATTTCTTTCACTATCATCGAGTTCAGGTATGATCTGCTTCAATACTGTAATGTTGTTTTCAACATGTAAAAACTCATCAAGCAATGACCACTGGTTAATATCATTAAAGCCTATAAGAAGGCCGTATCGCTTGAAGTTCAATAGACTGGTGAATGCTGCAAACAATCCAATACCTTCCCCTAGCAACACCTGAGTAAGCTTTAATGCATAACCTAGTGGAGTACTAACAGGAACAGAATTGAAAGTCATCACATCAATCTTACTAGTCATTTCTTTGTACTGTCTAAATGCATTCCAATCTGCATCTGTAAATCCAAAGGTTTCTCCTGCAAGAGCATAAGCTCTTTGATGTCTAACTTCCTTTGATCCATGTGTCAGAAATAATGATTTAATTTCATTGTTCTTTGTATGAGGAAGTAACTCAACATAACCCTGTGCAACACTCATATCTAATTGAGTAAAAAACAATAACAAAGTATCAAGAACATATTTATTGTATTCATGAGAACAATTAGGAGTCTTTAAACCATCTTTTGAATAGTACTGTCTCAAATCGTCTTGTAGATCAATTTGCCCCTCATGCCAATATGTATCAATAACTTGTTTCTTTTCTGCTTCTACTGCAAACGGATACTTAAACGGTCTATAACTTAAACTTTCTTCGAATACTGACATCTATCCCTCGCAACTTAAACAGGTTTCAAAATTAATCTCTACATTCACACGATTCAAAGGTTGTGTGACATCTGTGTTTGTTGTCTGTACAGGTTTCTCTGCTCTACAGTAATACAAACCTTTCAGCTTCTTAGCCCAAGCTAATATATGTATATCACTCATCTCTTGGAATGTAATGTCTTTCCTAACTTTGATATTATTAGACATACCTTGACAAACATGTGGTTGTCTGATGGATGCAAGTTCTATTACCCATTTAGGATCTATCTCAGAGAACGTTTTATAAACACCATACATCCAATCAGGTAATCCTTTGATGTTTCTAATACTACCTTTATCCTGTTCTACTTGTTCCCAAAACTCGTCTGTATCTAAATTAAGTTCCTGTAATTCTTCTTTCAGTCTATGATTCTTAATCAAGAAACTACCAGCTCTACCTTCAGATAAAAATGCATTAGCAGCTAAAGGTTCACAGCTAGGAGATACACCAACAATATCACTACTTGAAGCATTGGGTGCAATAGCCATTAAATGACTGTTACGCATTCCACTACCAAGACAATCACTACATTCCCCACGTTCTTTAGCTAACTGCTTACTAGCCTTTACAGCTTCTTCCTTAATGTTTGAGAAGATTCTATGTGTTTCACTAGCTGCACTATTAAATCCACCAGATTCAAAAGGAATACGTTTAGATTGTAAGTAAGAGTGAAATCCTAAAGCTCCTAAACCAATTGCTCTTTCTTTACTAGCTGAGTAAACAGCTTTACTTAATTCTACAGGAGCTAACCTAATAAAGTATTCCAACACATTATCAAGATAACGAACTAAGTCTTGAATCATTGTTGTATCTTTCCATTCATCATATTTATCAATGTTTGGACTAGACAAACAACAAACTGCTGTACGTTTCTTACTTGTCATGAGAGTTATTTCATTACAGTTTCCTGTAAGAATTCCGTTAAACATCCCCATATTTCTTTTTTGTTCAGTAAAACACCAAGTATCATCATGCCTACCTTCGTCTACTACAGATACAATTTTATTGAACTGCTTTGCATCCCTTTGTGGACGTCTGGTTTCTATTTTCAATCTGAAAGTTTCAAGTCCTAAGGATAATAATTTAAATGAATCATAACTAGTTATCAGTAAACGGTAGGATTCTTTACAAGAAAATAATTTATTCTCGCCACTACCATCGTTTGCAGGAAGCATTTTCATGCCACTATCAGACATTTTATGTATTTTACAAGAAACTCCTAACGTTTGTAACATAAGCTGAACTTCTTGCAAGAAAGTATAGTTTATACTACAAGCTGTAATTGCCTCATTGGTTCCATTTCTATATACACATCCATCAGCATCGAGATACCCCGCCAACCAATCTAACCGTGATTTAACAGAATAATCACTGGTAGGGACAAAGTATTTTTCTTTTAATAATTTAGACCTTCCAATGATTCTATTATTGTCTTCTTGATCATACCAACTGTATACACTTGTAAATTTATCTTTCAATAATCTTTTTTCATTGTATAAGTAAATTATAGGTATTCCTTGAGAGTGACTTCCATCGCCAGAGAAAAAACCATTATCATATGCATAGTCTAAATCTTTAACCCCTTCAATCACAGGTAAATCAAACTTGATTAACTTATCACCTTCTTTAAGTTCATAGGTTCTTTTCTCAATGTAAGGTTTACCATAGCCAGTAAACACATACCACTTATGATATTCTGTACATTCAAGAACTTGACCCGAACTAGTTGTAACTTTCAATAACTTTTGGTTAACGCCAGTTTTCTTAGGGTACACTTCAGACCATTCTTCTCCATTCCAAACATCAACATCACAATCTTCTAATTCAGAAATTGGTATATAGCCTTGTCGGGTTAATATTTGAGTCTCTGGTGCAACACACAAATTACTTTGTTGTACTTTATAAGTTGGTTTAGTTATCCAACTAGGAATATTCTTATTAATGGTATCAATAAAGTTTAAGTAGGGTTCCCCAGTTTCATATCGTGTTTGTAATATCTTAGTCCACACTTCACGAGCTTTTAAGAATCTTCCAGTGTTACCGTGCTTAGGATCAACCAGCTCATACTCTTCACCATTAATAACAGCTCTCATAAACTTATCAGTAATGTTTACTGCATTATTAAGGTTGAAGCATTTCTTATTAGAATCTCCCCCTACAGGATTACGCATCTCCAAGAAAGAAATAATTTCTGGATGATCTACATCTAAATAAACTGCAATACTTCCTCTACGGGATTCAGTTTGTTTGTAAGATAAAGCATCAGCATCATATCCACGTAAATGGGCCATAATACCTGTAGACTTTTCATCTGGTGCTCTATTAGCTGCATAGATACCGATACCACCTCCCATCATGCTTAACCATCTAGCTTCTGTGTTTGTATCCACCAAACCTTTCTTACTATCTGTAATCATTGATAAGAAACATGATATTGGCATTCCATCAGGAATTACATTTTCTTCTAACCATTCACCAGCTTCTTCGAATTGTTCTGACGAGAATGTAGGCCATTCAATATCTACTGCGTTACTTAATACCGGGGAAGCATTAGTAAACCAACCCTTACTAGCATAATCGTAAATACGTTGAGCAAATTCATAATCTCCGAATGAATAACAAGTAGCTGCTCTTGCAAAACTCTCTTGAGGAGAGTCTTCATGTTCTTTCTTGTAGAAACCTTTCTTTGTAAGTAATACTAATCCTTTCTCTGGGATTAGTTTATCTCTTACATAGTCAATTAAAATACCATTATACGCTACTACTGTATCAACCTCTTTCAAACATCACTCCTTAGTATAATTCTTACTTACGTATTCTCGTTCAGCGGATTTATTAGTTTCTTTTGATAAACTTCTCATCTCTTCTCTAAAACTTAAGTCATTCGATGATGCAATCCAAGCTTCTAGTGTTGCACATCCTGATTCTTTCAGCCAAAAGTAATCTGTCCTCTCAATACCTTCATATCTACTACAATGTACGTGCTGATTCTTCAGGTTTCTGTGCCCACATACATTCTCTTCATAGGGCTTAGCTACATCCATACCGTTTTCAAATAAAATACGTTTAATTGTTGCTTCATCTTTGGTTCCATAAGCTTCTTTAAAGCCATCAACCCCCATCAAATCGCTTATCGACAAATTGTGATACACAAATACTCCTTAACTTTGTTGGTCATCATTCGATGTTTCTTTCATCTTAATAAACTCTACTAACTTACTTAGTAAAGCATACGCTTCTTTTAATTCAATTATTCTAATGTATTGTTCCTCACAACAATCATCTTCATTATCATCCAAGATATCTAGTCTTAATCCATTCTTGTTTACAATATCAAACTTTTTCATCTCTCTTTCTCCTACCTCTTATTGTGTCACAAATATTATCTAAACAATGTTCTATTGTACAAAATAGAAACCATATAAATGCAAATGTCCATATTGGATTAGCTGTTATGAATTCATATAAGTTCATATTCAAACCGACATTGGTGGACGTGGTGTAACAAATTCTTTCGTATTAACTTCTAAGTTATGGATTGTGAAATCCTCCCATTGTAAGTTTAGTAGATCATCTATATTATTCAACTCTTTAAAGTCTTTATGTAAAATAATTTGACCTTGTTTACCTAAATCTCTTGTTACTAATTCTTTCGCGTATTCAATCTGATTTAGGTAGATATGCACATGACTAAGATCAGCAGATAAGCGACCTAGTTTGTATCCAAACATCTTACACAGACAATACTGTAGTAGACGATATTGTTGTACAGCAAAGCTAAATCCAAACACAGCATCTAATGAACGGTTACGTAACTTCAGATGTAAATATTCTCCAATCACTACAACTTGAAAGTTAAACCAGCAAGGAGTTAGACACATTGAACCGTGTTCCGCTGGATTCCACAAATCAATCATCAATCGTCTAGAATAAGGATCTCTCTTTAAATCTTCTACAAGAGTTTTTAATTGATCTACACCTTGTACTTTTTGGGTATAGCCTCCAAAGTTTCTAAATTGAGAACTGTAAGCAGCACCTAAGTTTCCTTCAGGTAAACCTGTTAGTCCCCTCTTATTTAAAAACTCTCGTGAACTGTTCCCTTTCCAAAAGTTAATACCTTTAGCTTCTAACTTCTTAGTATCTGTCTCCCCTCTAAGGAAGAACCACAACTCTTCAAAAGCCATTCTTAAAGCAGCAGGTTTGACTGTAGAGAAACAAGCAAAACTATCTTCTGGATAAATAACCTTAGCATCAAAGATTGATATTGTTCCTACGCCAGTACGATCAACTTGTTCAATCCCATCATCAAGAATATCTTTAATTAATTCTATATAACCTTCTTCACCATAATATTCTGTCAATTATTTCTCCTTAAAGTTGAATGCTATTAATTCTAGCTACTAGTGCTTTAAATTCTCTACGTAGATAGTCTTCTAGTAATTGGTATTCTTCAGTTTGTTCATTGTAATCTCTATTATCATCTTCTGTACTCCAAATACAGACACCTAATACTTCTACATTCACCACCCAACCATTAGAGCTAACAGAGAATTCAATATCACCTTCTTCAAAGCCTTGTTCAGCTAACTCAGTGTTTAGTTTAACTACACAATCTAGAATATCTTCGTTTATCATAACAGGTCCTCTGGTACTAAATCACTAATATTTACAGACTCAAACTCTTTAGGTTTTAATATCTTTCCTGTAGCCCTGTTAAACAAAATAAACTTATCATGATCTTTATTATACTTATATATCACTTCGATATTCTTTTGTTTGTAGTAATGAATATTCTCTAAGATCACTTCTGGTAAATCACCACCTAGACCTTCATAAGTGTTATCTATAAACTTAGTATCATTATTTTCTAACACTCTTTCAAATGCAGTATTAACACTAAATCCACGTCTAGATAGTAAAGTAATTAATCGACTAAGAACAACAAAGTTATCTACAGCCATATCTAATACTTCTTGATAATCTGGGTTAGCTAAACGTTCTCCAGTATCAGCTATTACAGCGTCGTAACCCTCCCCAGTCTCTTCATGGCAAAGTTCTACATACAATTTAATCTGTTCTTCTAAAGCTTTATCATCTTCAGTATCCATTCCTGCAATACTATTCCAAGTATTAACTCGTTCTGCAATACTATTAAAATTAATTGACACCATCACCTCCTTCTAAAATCTCATTAGCTTTGTCATAAAGCCCTAATGTTCTTAATGTAGTGTCCACGTCTGTTAAAGCTTCATTCTGAAAAATCACAGCTTCCCATATACTTGAACTATGAAATGATACTAAATTATTCAATCGTTTAATCTCAGCATACAGAAATACTATAGTCCCTACTAAAGCAATTATCATTCCGTATAATGAGTGGTTATTAAGGATCATCACCAATCCTACAACTGCAATTATAGCAGCTAATATCGTTTCGTAATAGGACCAGATCGAATTAATTATCTTAAATTCTTTAACTTGATCCATCACTTGTTGTGTCAGTTGTTCGTCTTGGTTCATTATCCTCTTCCTCTTGTTTAAGCTTCTCAGCTTCTAGTTCTTCATTATACTTACGTTTCTGTTTAGTATAAAATTCGTCTATCAATTCTCTAATACTCTCACTACTCATTCTTGCCCTTCTGTTTCAAAATATTTTCTAATTGCTTGCCAATCTCTGACTGGAGTGAAATTATGTTCTGGAGGAACTACACCTGTTTGGTAATAGGAAGTTTCATAGTGTAGTTTTATTACGTCCTCTGGCATAGCTACCAACTGTTTAAGAGAATCTTCAATCATATACCCAACATCTACAAAACTCTTCTCTTTCTCGTGCCAATCTCCTCCAGCTAACAGAATACCATCTGCAAAGGGAAAGTGCTTATGAATCCACTCACATTTACTCTTAGCTGAATTACCTACTATTCGAGTAATGAAAACTAATTGATAACCTTTAGCTTTAAGTTCCCGTAGCACTTCAACACTATTTTCAATAGGTTTTAGTCCTGAGTATAAGTGAGAAGACTTAAAGTAAGCAAAACCATCTTCATCTTCCGGTATGTCAAATAACTCTGTAAGGTTATACGGATATTTATTTACACAAATAGCTTTGGCTAGTAGTGATTTATCATAAGGATATTTATTCATTAAATCCCTAAACCAACCAGCTCCAACATCCACAACAGTATTATCAACATCTACTCCAATTCGTTTAAGCATACACCCGCCTCATAAACTTAAAGGTTTCTAAAATAAGATCGTTCATACTCCCATTATTATCTAGCACATAATCTGCATTTTCTTTCTTAATAGTGTTACTTGAAATAGGTTCAGGTTCTTTACGATAACTAGCATCTACCCAAACAATATGATCAAATATTTTAGCTTCTACACAAGCTCCTAATTCTTTATGACAACGCATTCCAACATATATATCATTCTCAGACATAATTTCTTTTGCTAGACGTGTTTTATCAAATGCATTATATTCTGTAATCAAAGCTTTCCATTCAGATCTGTGGTTCACTCTATCGGCATAACACTCTTCAAGTGTAGTGTAACCATATTCTTTAGATAGTACAGGGAATACTACTTTCTCAGCTGCTGCATAAGAACTACTACAGAAGTTTAATCCCCATCCATCTTTAAGTATTTGGGCTACAGTATCCTTCCCATGTCTGGCGTGCCCTACTACTAAGATTTTAGGTTTATTGATAATCTTTGCTTTATCTAAAGACTCAAACTCATCTTCAGATAAGTGCCAGTAGTCACTGCCATCAAGTACTTCTGCTTTCCAATCATCTTCTACATCATTACTAACTAACCGGACTAATTGTCCAACATTGAAATCATGACTATTCTTACAGCAAGTAACCTTAACTACATCTCCAATTTTATGATTACCCACGTAACTCCTCCTTAAAGATAGCCCTTAGCTCTCGATATAGCTTATAAGCATCATCCTTACCTAAAGATACAACCTGTGTTGGTAAGTGTATTAGAACTTGTACATTCACACTAGCTTTAACTTCACCTGAAGAATTACCAATTACGAGGTCATATTCTCTATCTACTGACTCAAACTGAGTAGCTGATCTAATTAGATTGCCCATTTCATTATCCCAAAGCAGTGTAGCACTAGGTTTCTCCACTACATCAGGAGCATCCATAAATGGTTCAAACTCACTCTCGGTAATGTGCCAACTATCGTCATGTTCAGTATTGAAAGCTACCCAGTAAGATTCATCATATTGATTATCATCTTCTACTGAAATATACTCTGACAACACCACAATCTGACCTATTTCAAACCCATGACTGTGTTTTTCACTGATTATCCTAACCAACTCCCCTTCCTTATAGTCTTGGATAGCTTTTGGCTTGTCTAAATCCGTCACCACAGCATTATCTTCTTCAGGGAGTACTACGGTAGGGGGCTTTAATACTAAGCCTTCCTTCTCTTCTGAAACGTCTTGTAGAGGCTCTGAGGAAGCTAAATCAAGGAGTTCTTGTAAGGAATACTGTTTCACATCTTCTTCACAGAAATCGTCTTGATTGTAATCTTTAATACCAGTAAAGAATATCACGTCTTTATCAGAATCTATCCCGAAGTAAGGCCACATCTCCTCTACGATATAATGATACCCATCTTCGTAACGCTTACCATTATATAAGAACAGCTCCTCTATCTTGTTATATGTTTCCTCGTCTGGTATATCTTTGGTAGCTATACAGCAAGGAATGATTAGTTTACCCATTTAGTATCTCCTATATTAAGTTTGTTTACGGTCTATCCAGCGTCCATCTTCCGAAAGAACCATTGGCTCTAATATTGGCATACTATCAATGATTAGTCCAGTACCAATTATAGGACGCTTTAAATTAACGTTATTATAATTGAAAGCAAGAGCATTATCATTAATTAAACAACCTGTCTGCATAGCCCAGAACAAACCATTAGGGTTTCCCCAGTACTCAATCTTAAAGGTCTCGTGGTAATGCCCCTGTACAGCACACATACTCATAGTCTGTGAAGTCTTAGTAACGTTAGCACTCTTACCGTGGTGGAAGTAGCACTTATTTCCGTTAGGTAATGTAATGGTCATATCATACCACCACTTCCAATTACTATCTACATTTAATACTTCATTGTAGCTCTTGAGATACTGTTTTGGTATTCCATTAGCATGAGCTTTACGATACAACAAACTACCATGATTAGATTCAAGAATATCCATCACTGGAAACATCTCTTTAATCTTAGCTATCACTGGTAGAGACATTCTTAATTCATCGCCAGCACTTGGTAAATTAGGATCACTATCATGGAAACTTAGTGCATGTTTATCAAGTTCATCTCCCATACAGATAATTCTTGTAGGGTTATACTTATCTTTTAAGTACTGTAAGAACTCCAAACTATCGGGATGATGATATGGAATATGGATATCTGAAATAATTAAGATACGACTATTATCTTCACCTGAATCTGTTTTACGAATTTCTTTCTCTACTTTTACAGTTTGATTAAAATTATCCCATAAAGTCTTTTGTGGATTATTTAATAAGGCTCCTATAATTGACTCCTTAGGCTCCTTAGCGTGTTCCTTAAAGCACTCTATAACAGTTTGAGCTGCCCACCACTGTACCCAAGAAGTCTTACTTAAAAAATCTCGTATTGTACGATATGCGATGCCTAACTCTTCAGATATCTCAGTACTTGATTTACCAGCATTATCTAATTCAATAACTTTTAATTTTGTTGCTTCATCTTTTAAATTATATTTCATTCAACCTCTACCCAATCTTTGGTTACATATCCATAAGGTTTATAAACTAAAGTAGCATGTTTCCTACTGTGAATTAGATAGTTCAAACCTAGCTTATTTATTAACTCATCTAAACAGTCTGCAATCCCACCGCTACCTTGATATTGAAAGCTGCTTACTTGTGTGTATACTTTAATATCGAAATCTAATTCAGGATTTAATATTACTGTACTGATCAAACCTAGAAGTGATCCTGTGGTCTTACCTGTGCAACAGTCATATACAGATTGCATATTAATAAGTTGCTCCATTGTGTAAGATTTATAATGTTCTTTCGCTAACTTACTATATTTATATTTCATCGTACCCACTCCACAATTTCATAATCGTCTGTTCCGAACCAACCAGAAAGACATTGATTGACAATACTAATCCAGTCTTGCTCATAGTAGTTTCCAATATATAAAGCTCTGTCTGCTATTCGATTACTATTAGGGAAGTTATTAATAATATCTTTGTAGTCTTTCATTTCGCTCATGATTAGATCTTGAGGGGTTGTATCAAACAAGAAAGCAAATGTTTTAGTCTCTTCTAAATAATCATTACCAAGCTCTAATAATCTACTAAGAAATTTATCATGATCTAATCCCACAAGAATCTTTGCTTTAGATGGCAGTACTTTGTGTGCTCTTTCAATATAAACTTGAATTACATCATCTAACATTTAAACAGTACCTCCCGTATTTGTTGCTTACGCTGTTCCTCATTCTTAGCAGGAACAATATTACGTTCTTCTAACCATTGTTTACTTTGTTTAGCTTTAGAGATGGTAATTACCTCTTTATCTATTTTGGCTTCTTCTAGAGTTAAACCATGACGTTCTGCGTGAGTCTTTAGTTGATGACAAGGTATGCACAATACTTGTAAATCTTTATAACCAACCATGAATCTTTTGTTCGCAAAATCAACTAATTGATCCAAACGGGTAAACTCATGTTCACCTTCGATGTGGTCGCACTGGACTTCAGTTAAGGAAAAACCTTCCTTACATATATTACAAATATACATTGAAGCTCTACGTGTATCTGGAGAATAATCGGGTACACGCTTTGAAGCTACAAAGGCCAATTTCATTGGACATTTCATCCAAATATCATCAAGCTTTTTGCGTACCCAACCAACTAACTCAGTCTCAGTAATAGGCTTGCGGTATCCATTTTCATCTAAAGGTTTAGAGAGTTTTAAGAATTCATCATTCCAGATTTGTAAATCTAGCTCGTCTGGAATATTGTGTATCTCTCTTTTAACTCCCTTCCGTTTATCAACTCGCTTACCACCTTTACCGAACGCCACAATCACAAACCAACTTTATATTTAAAGAATTCCCACGGAGACATATTTTCTAATTTGTCACGTTCTTCAGCAGCTAATTTCTTTTGTTGTTCACTATAACCTAGTTGATTAGCATAATATAAAGCATCACTTCTAAGATCTTCTACTTCTTTCCTCAACTCTAAAGCAACCCCATTAGCCAACGTTAATTGATCAGTTACAAAATCAAGATCTGCTTGTAATGATTTAATAGTTGGTTTCTTTGGAGCTACAACTTTAGCTACTTTAAGGGTTGCTTTAGGAGCTTCTGGTGCTACTTTCTTTGTACGTTTTGTTGTTGTCATAATTAATTCTCTAATTGTTTGTTGAATAAACCTTTCATAAAATCTTTCTCTGCTTCAAATTTCAACTTATACCAAAACTGAAGTTCATACTCGTACATCTGTTTTTGAGCATAACTTTCCAAAGATGTACTGTTCTTCTCAATATTGATTTCTCTGATTTTATGTTCAAAGTAATTTAGAATTGAGTTGAACTCTGATAAGTTAAAGTTACTCATCAACAGATACACTTAGATCTGGTTCGCTACTTTTACTAGCTTGTTGAATAGCTAACTCTGCATTGAATTGTTCACGAGAATAGTGTTTAGCTAACATCTCATGATGTTGTACTAAAAATGAATACTCTGCGTAACGACGATTTAGGGTTTCTAGTGTAATTTCTTCCATTTTTTATTCCTCATAGTTAATGTTTAGTTTGTCAAATAAATCTGTAAATATATCAAACCGTTGATCTTTCTTTCTTTGCATCCATAACAACTGTGCATTTTCACGTAAGTAAAACTTATACTCAGTAAGATAGTGTGCCTTATAACATTCAATTACACGCTCAAATATATCCTTCACTTCAGTACAAGTTTCTAGTACTTTCAAAGCTCCAGCTTCACCACAACCCTTTCCTTTCTTAACCCCATACTTCTCACGTATTTCTGGAGCTAAGTCTGGAAGACCTTGGATGTTATCTACAGACAAATCCCCTTTCAGGCACTGGAATGCAAAGTGATGTGCAGCTTCAAAAGGAGTTAGGAATTTAATACCTTCTTCTTTTTTATTTAAGAATAATGTTGGCCCCCAAATCTGCTTAATATCTTTATCAATGTAAGCTAGAAGATATTTATATTTACCTGTCTTTCTGAATATAGCTTGATTCTCTGTACCATAGATACCTAAAACATCATCCGCTTCACAGTTTTCAGCAATAACTAATTTACTTTTATATTGCGCTAACACCTTATCTCGTAAAGTACTGAACAATATTGGCTTCTCTTTACGTTCTCCTTTGTAGGGAAGGATAGTAGCAGCTTCATATCTAAAGTTATGTTCCCCACCTATACAAAGTTTGTAGTCTTTAGCTACACCTAGATCTTTAATACGTTTAACTTCATAAGCAAATTGTTTCTCTGCTTCTTCTAAATGATTAATGATATCTTTTTTAAGTCTCACTAAGTGTTCAATTTCAAAATCGTCTCGTGTAAGGGAAGTTCCTAAGAAGTTATTAATTGCTTCCAACCACCCCCCAACTTCACCTGTACGATTCCTACCTTGAAACTCTGTCTTATTTCTGAACTCTGACCATTCCCATGTTTTACCAGTAACTTTATTTGTAACAAGAACATAATCTTCTTGTACATTCTTAGCTGCTTGGAACAATGGAGTGTCAAAGTCACAGATAATAAGGTCAAACACAGTTTGTTTGTTATTTACTTCCAATCACTCATCCCTCTTTTCAAAATACTTAGCTAAAGATGGCCAGTCAGTGTAATCAATCACTTCTACACATGATAAACTTCCATCTTCTTCAGTCTTAAGCACAGTACACCAATACATATTTGTAATTTCAATTACATAACTGATCGAGTAGAATATTAATTGTGCTTTAAGTGGAGCAGTTCTCACACATGGAATTGGTACTGTATGCCCTGCTCTTGCAATTACATTCAAAACCGTCCACCAAAACACACACCCTTTCTGGTCAATATCTACATCATCCGCTTGAATCAATTTCAAGAAATCATCTAACTGTGTTTTAAGAAGATCAATATTTGTCATTCTTCCTCATCTCCATTAAACATCTCTTCAAGATCATCATAATCAACTTCACAACGACTATCGAAAACCATAGTTATAGTTTCACCACAACCGTTATCCGTATTGAAGAATGAACAACCATCTTGTTCCCAGCAAGCACCATTAATTTCTACTGTATAACTACTACCATTTCCTTCATATAGGTCTTCTAAATTACCGTCAGAATTCCAATGAAGTTCTTCACTATCTTCATCTACATAGAAAGCACCAGAATCATTTGTTTCTAGAAATGTTGATCTTTTTATCCTAGCCAATAGCGTTTTAATGTCGTCAAATAAACTCACTCTTCCTCCTCGAAATCATTACCAAGAATCTTTCCAATAACAGGATGGGTCCAATACTTACTTTCACCTAAGTTATCCCAGTCCTGCCATTCTAAGGTGTTTAGTAATTTAACTAATATACTAAATATTTGATCATGTAAATCTCCACTAACATAATCTAAAGTGTCTTCAAGTGCTAATAGATCTTCAGCAACACAATCAAATATTTCTGTTCCTCCACTCCATCCCATAATTAATCAACCCATCCAAATCTACGACGCCAACCTTCTGTACCATAAAAATCTTCTAAGTCAGCTTCATCTAAAAGATTTTCAAACTCTCCAAAGAGTTCTACTAGATTACGAATATCTTCTTTCTCTAACCTATTACAAACAAGCTTACTTATTAAGATATTATAATCTCTATAACTAATCATTTTTATTACCTAATAAACGAACATCATCAGTTGCTGCCTGTAATCCTTCGGCTTCTTTAGTAGTTTTATATAAGTCCATTTTAGCTTTAATAAGCTTAGCTACATATTTACTATCCAGATTTAACTTGCCATCGGGATCTGTTAATACAGATACATTACCTTTAACAAGATCTGCATAATATTTAGCTTTGTTTTTGTGTTCTACAATTTCGTTCAAAAGAGCATCAAGAAGTTGACGGTTTTGAATTGACTCTGGGAGTGAGTATTGTTTTGGAGCTTTGTACTTTTTAATTCTTGGCATGTTTATTTCCTCTATTTAATTTCTTTAATGTTTGCAAGAATGCTATCGTAAGCTTCTTGTAATGTTCTTTTATCTTGTTTGAATAAGACTAAGTTGTGAGCTATCCATAAATGTAATTCTGGAGCTTCTAACTTGTAAGCCATATTATCCAGTTCAAATGATTTATCATCTGGGCTGTAGACACATAAGTTAGTCATTAATAAATATCCTGTGTTCCAATGAGATAAGGTTCTTCACCAGTTATCTTTTCAAACTCAATTGCTAACTTCTTAATTTTATTGAACCAATCAGCGTTCATATCTTGGAATTTGACATCTCCAACAGCAAATCCAAAATAACAATTATCGTCACCTGCATCATAATATTGTGAATATCGATCAAGCTCTTTATCTTCTAAAAGATAATCTCTCCATTCACCTCGTTCATCTTCATCCCACCATTCTGGTTCTGTTGGTAAGCCTTCGCAGCCAATCAACATTCCTCCACCGTAACTAATTCCCATCTACTATCTCCTAAAATAATAAAGGACTCTTTTGGAGTCCTATCAATACTATTGTTTAGCGTGTCACTACGTTATTGTTAGAACCTAAAATGGAATTGAATCTGGATCATCAAAATCTACAGGTACTGCTTCTGGTTTAACTTTCTTAGCAGGTTTAGCTTCTACCTTAACTTCAGCTACAACAGCCTCTTCTTCCACCACAGGAGCGTCTACAGGAGCTTTTGTTTCAAAGTACTTACCAAAGTCAGCCTGAAGTTTACTACCCTCATACGACACGGAATTCTTGATAGTATTCTTAACTGATTTACGTAGTTGCTTCACAGCAGCTTCATCATTCTCACCATCAAGGTTAATATAATACAAAGTATCTTCATCTACTTCAGGAATATTCATCCCTTCTGGTACTTCACCTTTAAAACTAATCTTCTCATTAGCATAACCATCTTCTAACCAGAAGCGTACTTCAAACAATGCTGGTTTACCAATAAGCTCCCCAATTTGTTTCTTACTGAAAGGTTCACCTACTTTGATAACATTAGTAGCTACTGCTGCTTTGTACAGTAATGAGTTCTTAGCTAATGACCAACGTGGAGCAAAGTCTTTAGTTGTTTCTTTCAGATCATATGTACGAGCTAATACGATGTCAGTACGCTTCATCCCCTTATGAATGAACTCCCCGTTCAATAAGAATCGGAAAGGTTTCTTACCAATATCACCACCCCAATCATATTCATACTGAGGTAGATCTACTGTGATCCCTACAGCTCGTTGAGCTTTCTGTGGCCAGAATACATGACGTTCAGTTTTCTTAGTCTGAGGATCAGTAAAGTCATCAAAATAATTACCCTCATGTTCTGCAATGTAAGCCTCTTCATCTTCTAAAGCTACATCAGATTTCTTATGACCATCTTCTACAGGTTGAACCCCAAGATCAATGATACCTGAAATAATCCCTACACGGCTTTTAGCTTTGTCTTTTGTATCAAAGATATCAGCTCGTTCTTGATTCACGACTTTCCAATCAATAGCTACGAAATCCTCTGATTGTTGTGTACCACCTAAATTACTAAATGCGTTTGAAAACTTACTCAAAATTACTTCCTCTCTTATCGAATTGTCTTGTTTGATACTAATTGATATTTACGTTGAATGATACTTGCTGGTTGAAACAAGTTCTTCAGTTGACGTGCTTCAGCTCGTGTTGTTACACCTTCTGCAAATACCTTTGAACCTGTTTTACTTACTACATCATATTGAAACTTACTATTACTCATACTACATCTTCCTCTTTTAACTTTTCTAATTGCTGATTTTCTTTATATTCAAAAAACAAATGAATGAATGTAAAAGCTAACCCTAGCTCTCCTACAACATGTGCCCACTTCAGTGTGAAGTTCCAATCGTTGACTGTAAATGTTCCCGTACCAATACAACTAGTGAGATACATTAGTACTACCCACCAATAACTTGTAATCATTTCATAAACTTTATTCATACTTTCTCCTTTATAGACCTGATAGTTCTTTCTTAAGATCAGCTATTTCTTGTGTCTTAGCAGCAATCTTTTCTTGTAACATCACTTTCTTTAGTTCTGGTGTTTGCTCACGAATAAGGTGTTCATAGAGAGGTTTAGATATCCAAATACTCTCCCCACAATAGTCTCCATATACCTCATCATCGTCACCATACTTCAGATCATTGTCTTTTGAAAGTAATAAGCGGACATAATCACATTCCTCATCTTCGTCAATTGTATCTACCAGAGCCTTTAAAGTAACCTCTTTACCAATCACTGGTTTTAAAATCTCTTTAAGATTTAATGCTTTCTTTTTAGCTGCCATATATTTCTCCATTTTAGTTAATTTAATTCTAGCCTGTACATTATCGCATTTTTATAAGGTAATGTCAAATGTTATTCTACATTATCTATACTTTCTTCTAAGTCTTCATTGTCCTCACCATCTGCAAAGTTCACTAACTTCCAAGTACGATCAATGTAATATTTATAATCAATATCCCAATCAAAAGCTTTTATGTCATTAGTTACTTTACACTTCCATCCAGCTTCGATCATGAACCTACGATCTGGGCAATTGGTTTCGATCTCTTTACTAAACACATAACCTTTCTTTGAATATCTGTTGATATCAGGTTTAGATGAAATAACCACTGAATCCATCAATTCATGATTAACCCAAACTTGTTCAGTTTTAGTTAGTTCAATAGGAGGCATAACCTTAACAAGTTCCTCACCTTCATTACTCACATAATAACGACAAATGTTTTGTACTTGAGTTTCTTTACCTTCTTTATCCACAGTAATCAATTTACTAGTTCTTGGAACCTTAGTTCGTAACATGAAATCAAACTTGTTCTTATGATTACGAATGAACTCTTCAGGATCAATCCCTTCAACTAAATACTTCTCAGCAGCCATCTTAACTACAAGAGCTGATTGGTTCTTGTTATGAGGTAAACCTTGCCATTCATAAGCTCCTTTCATCTTAATTGAACCATCAGTTTTAATACTAATGTAATTGTTCACATCACGTACAACCATTTTATCATAAGTAACATCTTCTAAAACTAGATTGGTCATTGCTTCCCATTCTTTACATTTCTCAGCAGTAAGATGTTCATACTCACGATCAACAATAAATTCAAAACCATCTGTGTTTGCCATTAAGATTTCAACGGTAGGTATTGTCTTTACCATTTCAATCGCTTTAGTTAATAACAATTGACCATTCAATGTAATCTGCATAGTAAACTTGGGATCAAAGAAAGGACTGTATTGATCATTTGATTTACCATAAGTACCATTCAAAGCTAACTTCAACATTGCATTCTCAGCAGACTTCTTATCATACTGTTTTCTTAAGTTGTAGATGTATTCGTAAATTTCACAAAACTTCTCATCCAAATGTTCAGGGTAAAACAGATTCTTAATACTTAAGTTTGGATAGAAAGAACTAACATCATAAGATCTAATTACTCTTTTTTCATCTGATACAATTACTTTCTTTTCTACAGCAGCATGAATGCCACCTGTACCATAAACATATTGCAAACCATCTACATTAACATTCAATGATTCACATATCTTCCAGCATAAATAGTGAGACTTCTTAAATCCACCACCATCTTTCTTTGGTAACTTAGCTTTCAGTTCAATCTCTTCCACCCAACATAAAGGTTTCTCTTCTTTGAACTTTTTAATATCATCTTCTGTTGGTTTAACTTTAAGCTTTTCACGCTTAGTAGTTAAGTCAGCGTATTTAGCTACATCTCCTAATTGGTGTTCCATAATATCACTGAACACACCTTTAGTTTCTGTAATACGTTGTCTCTTCAACCAAGTAATGATTGCTTTAAACTCTGGTCTGTCATATTCAATGTAAGGAAGTATACAATCTTGTAAATCAATAAATGGACGTTTAGTTTGTATTGGTTTACCTTTTCCATCGTAACATTTAACACCAGCTTTTTCTAATTCCATCACAAAGTATTCAGCACCAATCTTTGTATCATTCCAATTAAGTGCATTGAAGCCATATTGCTCACTTAACTTCTCTCTAAAGGCTATTTGTTCTTTGGATTCTTCGTAGAATTTGATAGTCTCCTTAACATCATGAATGTTATATCTAACTAAATTATCAATTTCTTCTGAAGTTAAATACTTACCTACTTCATACGGCAACTCTTGGATGTTATCAGAGCGACCATTGAACTCAATCATTTTCAATGATGTAGCCTTAGCCCGATTATCAAAGTGGTGAATCTTAAATAAATCAATTTGAGGAAGCATTACATCTTTATCTTTTACAACATATTGCCACTTGTTATCTGAATACTGTGCCTTAATCATTTTATTTCCGTATTCAAATAATTCCTTTGCTGATAATGTTTTGTTCTTCAGTAACTGGTGCAATAATGGGTAATCGTAAGAAACGCAATTAAAACCCACTAAATGACCATTCACTTTGTAAACTTCACGTAAATACTCAAACAACTCTTTACGTTGATCTTTGCGAAATGATATCTCAAACACTTTGATCTTTCTTTCACTTAAATTTGCAATACAACATAACCAGCAATTTGGATAACTTTCCAAGTCGTAAACATATAAAGACTTCATACTTCTCCTATTATTTAATAATCTAATTCCACAATATCATCTTCACTATAATCAATAGTAGGTTCTTCTACTGGAGGTGTGTATGTTGGTTCATAATTTGGATTCTCAGTTCGTACTGACTGACTAAAGAAATCTTGCTTGTCATACACTTGCCTTGTCTCAGGATCATAATACCATTCACCAGCAATACCAGTAGTACCTCTACGACACTTCGGCATATCTACATACGTGGTATTTCTTTCTGTTGGATCAGAGTGCATGTTATCACGATTGATTACAATATTAATGTGGGCAGACTGAACAAACGTACCACTACCTAGAGCATCATATTGTGTAATCTTCTCCAACGTGCCATCTTTCTTACGTTCTGGTTTTCTTGTATGGAGTACGTTCACAATACTAACCCCAGACTTAACAAAGTTCTTTTCCCATGACATAAACTTCTCTTGCTCATCCATTGGTAAGAATCGAAGTAAATCAGTAAGTACGTCAATTACTACAATGTTACAACCGTATTGTTTTACACCACGTTCGATCATTTTCTTAATGGCTTCAATCGTACCATCACGATCATCTACAATTCTAAAACGTTCATTGTATTCTGAGTCATTAAACAAGTTATCATATAATGATTTGACATCTTCTTGTTGTAAATAGTTCCAAGCATCCATCCCTTCTTCAAACCAATCAAGATTTCTCTTTAAGTGGAGAGATAGTAAATCAACAGCATACTCACCGGCTGTCATCTCAAGAGATATAATCAAAGGTTTCATGCCTTCAGAGAATATCCAGTGGTACAACATGTTATTAGTATGGGTACTCTTACCACAAGAGGTAGAGCCAATAATGTTTACAACCCTACCGTTCGTACTAAATGCTCGTTTCATCATCTTCTGCATTCGCCACATATAGTCAGGTAGTGTAATCAAATCTGCCACCAACACATCGTGTACATCTGCAAGAATTTCTGTACTTGATTTAATACCAACATCCAAGAAACTTTTAGCATTAAAGAAATCACGTCTTAACTGTTCATCTTGCCCATCTTCCAAAAGCTTATGAGGGTCTTTACTACTCCACTTTACAATCTTTACTTTCTCAGCTGGTAATACTTTAACAATTTCAGCAGTAGCTTTTTGACCAGCTGAATCGTCATCCATCCCGACATAGATTTCCTCGTACCTATCGAAGAATTCATATTGAGCTGCTGCTTGAGCTGCTGCACTACCTTCACCACAAGTAGGACTAACTACATGTACACTGTATTTTTGTAAAGCTTGCCAAGAAGCCGCTTTGTCATTTTCTCCACCAACATACAGAACACGTTTATGATTCCCCTTGTATCGGAATTGACCAGATAACTGACTACCTTTTCCTGTTCTACCAATCTTACTGAATTTTTTGGGTAGAATTCTAATTTTAAATCCTACTACTTTATCCTCTTCTGTTTCAGGATAATAAATTTCAGTAGGTACACCTTTGGAATTACGTTTAACCATATGACCAAAGAACATCAATGTTTCTGGTGTAATTTTTCGATATGGAATGTTTGTAAAACCAACTGACTCTTTCAACTTACCAATCTGTTCACCACTAAGAGCTTCTGTCTTTGATGCAAAAGTAAATTTTTTACGTTCAGTTACTTCTCCTTCAGTGATTCCTAGAATTGGAGCCAATGTTGAATTATGTACTTCTTCTTTGTGAAAATGTTGTCCACAAGAGAAACAGAAAGCATCATATGTTGTGTTTTCTCCATCTTGCTTTTCATACACACATAACGCATCACTACTATTACAACTATCTTTATCATCAAATTCATTTGCTATACAATGAAAGTGTTGATTTATCCTTACACCGTTTTCTTTATCGCTCACAACCCCACCTCAACTACCATACTATCAATTTGTATTTGCTCTAATGAACGAGCATCTAATAACTCTTCTAACTCAACGTCAAATAAACAATATGCGGCTGATTCTAAAGCTTCTATTGTAATAGCTCGTTGTAGTTCTAAATCACATTCACGATTCTCGATATCTTCAAGAACAGAAAGAATCCACTCATACTTCTCATCCGAATCATTGATATATCTTCCGAATGCAATATTGAATGTGTAATTGTCCACTTCCTGTAGAAGTATTTTACGTGCAAGCTCTACACAGGAATCTCTTTTATCAGCCTTCGTCATATCCCATTCTCTCTGTAATGTGTCTTGTTGAAATAAATATTCGTTAAGGTAGTAGGTGTTACTATCTAAAGCCTGCATAAAAATACCTCATATTAAAATTGATTTAGTATGTCTTAAACTAAGGAACTTTTCAGTCCCCTGTGGGTATTATTGAATTTCCCAGAACAGATCGCTTTCTTCTACTGGTTCAAGCATTACTTTGTTACCAGTGCGATTAAGGATCTCACGATTAACTTGTGCTACACGAACCTTATTATGTTCTGCAATAGCTGCTGCTACTTGATTATCTGGTTCCATGATAATAGAACGGATCAAAGCTTCTCCAGACTTGGTGGTAGTGAATTCACCAAAAGCTGCAACCAAAGCATGTTTATCATCTAATGCTGAATCACGATCAATTAAGTTTACTGTTACTGTCTTACGTGCTGTATTGTTCATATTTACTTCCTCTTGTTGTTTAATGGTAGTCTTACGTTTAATTAATTTTTCTTTCTGTAGTGTTTCTAATGTCCAACCTGAATCTAAATACTGGGCATAGTTACATCCATACTGTCTTTCTATCCACTCATACTCTTCTGGTAGACCTACTTGAGCTAGAGGAGATTTACTCCAAGCTTCAGAAGGAATACTACTCTTATTTACAATACTATCTCTCGCCATAACACCTCCTAAAATGGTATTGGATCATTTGCATCCCACTTCGTGTCCCAAGACACACCTCTACTTTTGAAAACTTCTAACATCTTTTCAAACTTAATCCAATGACCACAGTCTCCTGATTCAGATTCATGTTCATACCAATGTTCTAATAGCTCCACCGGACTCCTTGTATCTTCTTCTGGAAGATTTAGATCTTCAGTTATCTTTTCAAAACTTGCTTGATACTTTGGAGACTTCTGAATAATTGAGTGATAGTTAGTATGAGATAAACTTACTACATTCTTATATCCTAAATCTTCCAAATCTTTTGAATCACTGTGGTACTGAGCTACTACTACATCTTGCCCGTACTCTTCAGTTAAACGATCATATAGAACATCTGCAACTTCTTCTAATTTATCCCTGTGTTGTAGGTTTTGAATATCTTGAGTGTTATTCTCTACAAGTTTAGCTATTTCTGTTGGATCTAATACCTCCTTAATCAATTTAGAAGTATTGTAATTAAGATCCCAACTCTCCACAGTTTTACGATCACGATTTAATGTTAAGTATTGAGGTTTGAAATCAAAAGAGTATTCATAACCTTTGATATCAGTTACAAACAAACCCCCAACATACAACTTATTCTTAACATCTTTCAGGATACGTCCTATAGTACCTTCTAATACTTCTCCTAGATCTTCTTGTAAGTAAAGGCAGTCATGTTTTATTTCTTCACGTATCTCATCATTGATTCCATTAATTACAAATGTTAAATCACTATTACCACCTAAGTATTCTTCCGTGATAGTTAATACTTCACATTCAAATAATTCTGAATACTCATAAGAAGGAATCCATATCTTACTACCGTTTCTGATCTCTACATCAAAACCTTCTCGCACTAGGATTAATAAAGCAATCTTGTACCCTTCACCAAATCCTCCAACACTAGAAGGATCATTACGTTTACCAGAGTTACCTAACAATAATGTGCTAGATGGTAGTTCTACATTTTTACTTGTGAGTTCAAGGATATCTCCATCAAAGCAATACTCAAATGGTGCTGGACTATCCAAGCAATTCTGTAGAATCTCACGTATAGCGTTCGCTACAGTCCATCCTGAACAGTAATCTGCTGATAAACTTAAAGGGTATTTTTTCAATTTAATCTCCTATTTAAAGAAACAATGGTTCTTATATCGTAAATGTAATTTTCTTGTGTTAAAGAATGAACTATCTGCACTACATACTTTGTACCAAAGAATATTATCAGGTAATGTCTTTGTACCGTCCTGTATTGATCGTAGAGCGATTTTCTTTATATGTCTATACCACCATGTTGGTATCTTACGATGAAGCTTCTTAGACGTTACATGGAAGGCTGAACGTTCTTTAATAACACCACATATTGTATTAGGGAAAGCTTTATGTTTAGTTCTATTAATAATAACTTCAGCTACGAGTTTCATACCCTTATCACCTTCACCTCGTGATTCGAACCATAAAGTTTTTATTAAGCATTTAAGATCTTCACTATCTTCTGGTACTTTATTTTCTACAACAGGGATATGTACAGTCTTGGTGGTGTCCGTTCTTGACGACCACAGCCCTAAGAGGAGCATTGTAAGCAGCAGCATACATGATCGCCCAAGCTCTGATCTTTTGTTCGTTTCTTTTAATAACGTCATGCATGATTATCCCCTAGTAGTCTTTCTTACTCCAATACCAATCCCAATCTGACAAATGTCCATTGTGAGGGTAACAGTGTTCATCGACAGTATTTAATTCTCGGACCATATTTATTAACTTACATAAACCTCTTTTTGCTATCTCAGGGTTGGCTATAGCTTCTGGCGAAGGTTTAAAATGTTTAAATGTCACAGGAAACTTTGAAACCATTAAATTTAAACAAGAGAGTACGTGAGCATGTTCCATATCTTCCACTAACAATTTACGACCATCTCTGCACTGCCAAAATTCGTTCATGATTATCTCCCTCAGTTAGTTCCGGTGTGTAATTGCTTACTTAGACTGTTTCTACAATAAACAACTTCGCTACCTGATCCCCATATATCTATAGCCATTACTTCACTGCCCACAGATTTACAGTATTTGTCAGCAGCATCTAAATCACTCACATCCGCTTTTTGATAGAAACATCCTGATAATAACAAAGTTACTATAATCAATCCTAAATATTTCATAATATAATTTCTCCTGCTGGTTCGTTATACTTTGCCTTAAGCTTCTTGAGATTTATAAGACGTTCAATTAGACTATCTATCTGCTCGTTTGAAGTTAAGATAATCTCAAACTTATTTACCATAGGGCACACTTGCCACTCACGGGAAAATAATGGCAGAACTATTCTGCTACCCTTTTTGTGTATTCCTATCTCAACATGATCATCATATTCAAGATTATAGGGTTTACCAGTTTTAGGACAATATGTAACATTCATGTTAACCTCTCTCACCAGTAGTAAAACCTTTTGAATACCAATAGAATGCTGTGTCTACTTGGGTATTTTCATACATTTCATGATCCTCATTCCAAACTAACATACTTGAAATTTGTTTATCATTGTAACCTACTTTACTTGCTTTAAAAGCATACTCAAAGCTATATCTAATGTCATCCATGTTATTCACCTTTAACCTCATCTGTGTTTGCTTGGGAACAAGGAAATACTCTAGTTATACTTATTAACACAGGAACTAGTTTACCTGTTTCTACCAACTCGTGAGCACCTTCTGTACCCACCAAGTTATACAGCTTATTCCAACAAGCTTGTAAATTCTTGCTACAAGTATCAATCTGAACATCTTCAATCGTGTTATCCCACATTGCCCAATATTTCGGTGTAAGCTTCATGATATCACCTTTTTAACTATGAATTGTTTTTCTGAGTCATCAAAATACTTGATCTCGAATCCCAGAGAATTTAATAATGATTCTACAGCTTTAAGACTGTATGCAGGATAACTATGATCAGCATATGTTCTATCTGGTTTAGGTATTTCTATCATAATCAAATTCTCCTAAGATTTATAAATTTATTGCCAGATTTCATGACTCAACATGGTTAGTTTAGGGGTTTGGCTTCCCCATATTCCGAGTTTACTAACAGACTCAACTTATCCTTGTAAAATGATGTCACTTTTCCTTGTTAACATCAATACCTAATACGGAGTATTGCCCTACCAACCGTATGCTTTCTTCAATGTCTCATCTGAGTATATGTTACCATAACCTGCATTCATAAACAACTTATTTAATAAAGAATGTGTATGGTATTTTGACACTACACGCCAACCCTTGGTCGCATTATAAGCATATTGTTTATTACCCTGCGAACGAATGTGAGCCACTTTACGTACATTAATGATCTTACCATCTTCGTTACGTGTTACTTCAATTGGAGCTGGAGGTGTATAACTTCCAAATAAAGTCTTTTTCTTTGATTGTGTATTCTTTTTCATTTTAGTATTCCTCATAGTGAATGTTATCCTGTTTATCTATTCTACTTCAACTGTTTCTACAATGCAAGGAAATGATTTATCATTTTACTTCCATCTGTTTGATCTTATCACCAAGCAAAGCATATTGTTCTTTAAGTTCACGTAAGTTACGTTCTTCTTCAGATTCAGGTTCTTTGAATAACTTATCTAACATAGTATTAATTACACGATCATCTATCTTTATGGGAGGTAAGACGGCCGGTGGAACAAATATAGCATTATTGCCACATATATCCTTAACTTTTTTAAACGTATACCAAAGTAAGTTACCTGATGTTTTCCCTAATAACATTTGCAATAGAATCAAATCTTGTCCTGTCAACTTCAAATCATACTCTTTATCTCGTTCAATCTTTGTACTCATATTCTTTTTCTCCTTTGCTTCTAGGGTAGCTTCCACCCACTCTTGTTTAGTAATTACTTGTGCTGTGGGAGTTCTGAATTGTGCCCCATAGATACCTTTGTAATCATTTCGTGAACCATCTTCGTATGTCCAAGTACCATCTTTGTAAATCATCCAAATATCATTCTTACTAAAGAATAGAGGTGAATTACTATCATCACTTCTCAAATGAGTATAATCGTCATCCCACTCTTTAATATTCTCTACAGCATAATCTAACAGTTCTTTATTACTCATACTATCTCCATTTAAATAATGATTGTCTAGTTTAGTATTTTACCAGATTTAAAGATAAAGTCAAATGTTATTTACTACCCACTATAGAAATAATAGTTTCTACCTTAACAATTTCATATAGCTCAATTTCCAGATTGTGAGTAGGACTATTATAACCTGCATTGTACCAAGCAGTGGAGTTATTTAACACATGCACAGCTTGTTCATAGGAATCAGTAGCCCAGATTTGATCAGAATCATAGTGTGTTGTTGCTAAAGAGTATGTCTCTCCAACACAAGCATATCCACCTTCATTGGAAGATGTGTAGTAAGTCACTGGGAGTTTATCTCCAATCTTTCTAATACCATACTTAATAATATTCATTCTTCCTGTCTCCTAACGTCTACAATCAATTTTAATGTTCTTGGCTACCCTAGTATTCCCTAAGCTTTAAAATGGCTAGGATAGCGTTCTACACAGCCAGAATCTATCTTAGAACACCTTCTCTGGACAATACACTTCAACTAACACTAATTCGTGATGTATTGTACAACTGTACTTCGGGTCATGGCTCATATCATCTAAATATTTAATAGCTTGTTCTTTAGATTCAAAGCCAGAGCCATATACATTCAATGATTCCCATCCGTAAGGAGGATTACAATAAGTGGCATTTCTTAACAATCCATCTTCTGTTAGTTCTTTCCAATAATATTTAGTCTTCATATAATCTCCTAATAGTCACAAAGGTATTGTTCAAACCTAATAGTATCAAAACCTCTAAATCCGTTAAGGACTGGGTGAATGTTGATAGCGTGCCAATATGCAAATTCAAAATAAGATGAGGTTAGAATCTTATGTAGTCCTTCAGAAGTTCTATTTTCATGGACCCATAAAGGTACTCTCACTTCTACAGTATTCCTTAAATCGCCCCTATCACAGCTAAATTTAACACCTAAAGAAGATCCAAATTCTATAGGTGCATCGTTTAGTTCACCAAATTTATAATTCATACGACACCTCCCACTCCGTTAAGTTTAAACAATTCCATATAGGCACTGGAATTTGCATGATGTAAGCAGTTTATCAGACTCTCTACTTTAAGGCAATCTTTTTTATCACGTGAAGGATGATTTCTTAGACATGATTGTAACTCTTCTAATTCTTTCAACATAGATAAATTACGTTGTACCCTCCAATTCCAATATCTACATAATAAAGGTTTTAGAACTCCTACCTTCCTCAGCCCTATGAGTATTATTTGCAGTGGGGCTTTGAGAGTGTTTATCATATATTTTTGCACCTTTGTAGTGATTGTTTAAGAATCTATTATAATGTGTGCTACATAACATAGCAAAGATTCTTTTCGTATAAGGATTCATATAAAAGGTGTTTTTAAATATAACTAAATGTTTGGTAATTAACTCTCCATAAAAGAAAAACGCCCTTTTAGTGGGCGTTTGATAGGAGGTTGGATAAGAACCCTAGTGATGTCTGTTTCTTTTCTTTTACGACAGGTTTGTCACTAAGCTTGGCTACTTCCTTAATCACTCTCTGTTGTTGCTTTAAGGAAATTATCTTTCTATCAAATCCTTCTAGTCTACGTTGCAACATCTTCAGATCACATGCATTACATACTGGAGCCTCTGATTGTAAAGTAAGCGATGTAAAGTTCTCTTGTTTCTTGTGTTGTTTGCAGGACGAACATTGTACATTTGACATATGGAATACCTCATCTAATATTAAGTTAAGTGTTAGGCCATTTTAAGGAGATTATTAAAGCTGTCAACTTTAAGTTTATCCCCTAATCCAAACCAAGCAGCTCTCATACGATTGTTGACGTTTCTTCCTACATTGTAGTCTACATGTTGGGCTATGGTTTTAACAAGTCCTAAAGCTGTTCCTCTCATTGATGTTTCTGTATGACTATCGAAATTCTCTACCAATCCCTTAAGGATATTAGCTTGTCTTGATGATAGTTTATCAACCTCTACATTCTTTCCTTCAAAATGATCAATCAAGAATCTTCCTACTTGAGCACCAGATAACTTCTTCTTAGCTAATACATTGACATATTCATCAAAGTTCTTACCTGCTTTATCTATCAAGTTTAGTTTCTGGGATAGCTTATCTGCATCGAATACAGTTTTATGATTCACACTAAATTTAGCATAAGCAAGGTTATCAGCTACAGCTAGACTAATACTGGTGCAATCCTTAGAGAGATTCATAAACTTACCAATCGTTCCACTAGAGCCATCATATGTAGTGGTAAGGAGTAGATAAGTAGTCATCTCACTATCTTTTATTCCTGTGGTTCGATCTGTTCTAGCTAAAGCCCAGATACGTCTACCACCATCCAAGATTCCCATATATTCTAGTGGCCAGTTCTTCAATGCTGCTAAATCTCTATAACCTTGAATAACTTCACTAGGTTGAACAATATTGTATTTATCTGTTACTATCCCTAATTGGAAACAGTTATCAGAACGATACAACACTTGACTACTACCTAACTTAAGATTGTTATCTACATTGAATAACACTTGAGTTCTTTTAGCAGTCCAATCTAATTCTGCTTTCTCTAGTGCTGTCTCTAAACTATCTCTAGGATCAATCTTAGCTCCTAACCCAGACCATGGCTTATTGTTTACAATATTACTTGCGATTACGTTCATAATGAATCTCCTAATAATTTCAAATTAATGGTTCTTAATTAGTCTCACATTCCTTGGTGTTATGTGTTATAAGCGTAAGCTTATCCCTTGTAACTTATATATCCTATTAACTAAATCCTTCAACTCAAAACACTATTTAGTTATATCTGTTTGTGTAGTTACGCTAAATAGTGTCTTGCTCTGTTGGAAGCCATTCTATGTAGAACGTAAACATACGTCAACAAAAAGATCACTATCTTTTAGATTGAATAGTTATAGGTTATAGTCATAATGGTTATATGGGGATTAATGGTATTATTAATTAAAACTATTGACTTGATAGTTAAATACTAATAGACAGAATTGAATTGTCGTGGTAACATAGATGTATGACTAAAGATTTAGTTGTCTATTGGGAGTTTTCTGGGATAACCTCTTCTGTACCAATAGTAGAACAAAGAAGGCATGTTCAACCTGAGGAAGTTGCTCTTAGATGAGTTGATGTGACAGGGCTATGACGCTGGCTAAAGCGGAAGCACATCACGAGATGTAGATTAGCTGTCTATTATCTTATCCCATACTTAATTGTATGCTGCCTGTAGTGCAGAGAATATTGCGGCTCCAAAGGACAGATGTCTTAGGTAGTAGATTCTGAGGATTTAACTTATAGTTCTTCTTAGGCTCCTTATGGGGTATGGAGATCTATAGGGAAGTTCTATCCAGAATTTACTCACCAAAGGACAGTTATATAATACTAACTAATAACATTAAGATTCATACTAACATGATTACATACAACATCCGCTGTACCCTACCTACCTGCTCTAATCACAATACAATCACTGAAGTATCTCATAGGATATCTGAATCACATCCTACTTGCTCTATCTGTCAAAGTAAACAAGAAACTGTATTCCTCCCTGAGTCCCTTCCATTAGTCCAGTATAAGGGAGATAAATGGTTTAGTAAGGGCGGTTCATATTAATTTGGTAAGGTGTATCTGTTTGGTGGAAGGCTTAATAAAATTAACTTATCATAAGATTGGTATACAGGAGGAAATACTCTAACCTTCTCTAACCAAATCCATCTACCATTATCTAATTGAACAGGATACCAAGCAAACCAAATATATCCTTTTTGTAACTCTCTGAGGTATTCCTGTACTTCTGCTTCCATTTGTTCTGTTGTTTTACCAAATATCATTTTATGTCTTTCCCACTAGGATAAGTACACTGAACTCGATTAACTTTCATATTAAGACCGTTTAAATGAATAGTGTAACTCATCCCACCCTTTAAGCATTTATCTTTCTCTGCAATTATCTCATCATTGGTCATAGTTGGTTGACATCCAGATAAGCCTAACATCAATATTAAACTAATAATAATTTTCATAACACCTCCTTAAAAGTTGGGTCTCCCCACGTTATCGTAAATAACATTCTCTTCTGTGTAATTCTCTAATATTTCTATATAAGACTTCAATATACTGATTGCATAATCTTTAGTCTCTTGCAATGTTGAACAATTACACCCTATACCACTTACTCCCGTTATGTTAGTTTTATCTCCTACATGTATTTCTGTAGGGTTATACCACAATGCCCAAGTGTAACCATGTTTCAAAATAGGTAATTGTATTTTAATTAATCTGTTGCCTACTGTCATAGTATCACCAATAACTTTTGTATCCATTATTCATTACCCAAGTATTTAACTAAACAACATACAGAACAAAATACAGATATAGTTCCCATTCCCCACCCTAAAGGTACTAAATCTAATTCAGCACATACAGAAGTGAATACTATAAATATCACTGTAAGTATTGCTAAGTAACCTGATATTTTCATACACCTACCTCTAATTGTTTATCATCACTACACGGGTAGTATTTATCAAAATGATCTGCTATTTCTAACCATGATACTCCATCATCATTAGCACAAGCTGCTGAATGGTATTCTCCTAAGTTTGGCATATGTAGTGCACAGAATTCCCCTCTATAATCACCAAATACTTCCATCTCAGATGGTAAGATTGAGTATTGATTTCCGTATCCTAAATTAAAAGACTCGCTGAATGGAATAGGAACTTGAGTAGGTACTAGCCCCATAACTTGACATAACTTTCCGAGACAACAAAAACGGGTATTATCACAATTTGTCAATCTCCCCGTTAGCTGTTGCTCTGGATTAGCTCTTAGTGCATCAGTCCAAGCTGTTAATTCTTTTCTAGTTAGCATCTCTATTAGTCCTCAGTTTATTATGGTACTGCTCACCAATAGTAGCAAGTGTGTCAGATTCAGTAACTATAATTTGGCATTCATTAAATGTAAACTCAATAGTTCTTTTGGTTAGTTTAGCCAGTTCTATAGCTTCTTTTGCTTGCTCCCCAATCATACCAAAAGACCAATTGCAAGTTAGTGTATTAAAACAATTCATTATCTAATCTCCTTAAATTTTGGTATAAGAATACCCAATACAATTAAACCTACTAAAATGTGACTAAATGTAAACACTACAGTAGCCGCTATTAAAACCCCCATCCCAATCTTCTTGAGATTATAAACTTTAATCTCTTTCTTCTGCTCTAAAATAGCTAACTGTATAGCTAAATTCTGTTGTAGCTCTTTCTCTCTGAGCTTCTCCTCACGACGTTTTGCAGCAGGGGATACATAAACCCCCATCTCTCTATCTAAAGCGTCTCCAGCCCTCTTCCTAAGTCCATTAATCACCTCTAATGTTGTGTCAAACTTATCCTGATCTATAATCCCTTTCTTTAGTTGTGCTTGAGCTTTCTTTTCAGCTGCATCTAATTCATTAAGCTTTCTATGAGCTAACGATATATCACTAAGAATATCTTCTCCTTTCTTAAAGGATTTAATCTCTGTAATGTATTTAAAAGGGAAACTTTGACGAATATTATGATAGAAGAATGTTCCGGCACTTGGTGCAGCCATCATCCCATCATAGTATTCTTTAGTTACACCCATATACTTAGCACACACACCGTTATGGTTGAACTTAACATACAACACCATGTTTTCTTCGTCATATCTCACTTCATCAAGGTTATCACTAATCACTTTAGGATTGTGATTGGTTGTGTAGTAAGCTGTTTGTGCATTTGGCATATCTTGTTACCTTGTGTTGGTTGCTTGTATGAACTGAATATACACCACTTAGTATAGCTTGTAAAGAAAATAGTTAATTTAATTAAACAACATATTAAACTTACTTCTTTGCATGATATTCTCCAATCAATTCTATACGTCCTAAATCGCTCTTACAGCCACTTTAACCTAAAACCAATAGCTGAGTATACCCTAAGCCTTATCTTGCTCTATAAACCTATCTAGCTTGTTTTTGATAGTCTTCCATCTTTTAAATACCACTTCTTTCCTTATACCTGCATTAAAGAAAGGTGATCTTCTTATCCACCATTCCTCAAATAATATATCATCGCCTTGTATGTACTTGTCCACATCTTCATTATCCTTTAAGATGTCCATAATACCTCCTTTTTAGTTAATTTTTATGGTTCAACAACTTGCGAAGATTGTAATATAAACCTCGCCCCATTTTTACAATTAACTTCCGTAGGCCTCCACATAGAAGAACCATATAAAGAATACAACCCACCATTACTCTCACAAAGCTTACTAGCTTTCTCTATTTCTAATGGATGAGTTCCTGCTCGCATGCATCCATTTAATAAAATACAACACAGAAATAAGGTTAAATGTTTCATTTGTCATCACCCTTTAGCGGTGGGAGTAAATCTTTAAAGAAGTCTCCGTACTTTAAATTCGCACGAATAGCAGTGGCTAATACTTTTACATCAAACGGCCCGTTCTCTTGAACTTCTACAAATTCAGCAACTTTGTTAATAATCTGTCCCACTTCTGCCTTATTTGGGGTGGCTTGTTTAGGCGTGTAGTCATCCATATTTGAATGAGCCAATACGTGCGCCAACAATTCGCAGTCACCCTCATCTCCTGCTTTATACCCGTCATTAAACCCAATTGCATACTGATCGTTGGTTTCTGGCTCGCGGTGTTCGTAAAGCGGTTTCCAATCTACGTTGCGCCATTCTTTTACCGTGTTTTCGTTTCGGGTAAAGTCTCCTTGATTGCTAAACCATCCAAAAGGCTCGCTATTATTGGCGATTGGTTGCGATTTCTTTAGTTCCTCTATATCTTTTTCTGCAAAATAAAGGTCTTGTTTATACTCAGCAAGCTTTGATTCTGCTTCTTTTCTTAAACCATTAACTCTCACTAATTCCTTTCTTTGATCTGAAATAAGTAAATTAAGAGTTTGACATTCATCTTTCCATTTTTGACATTCATTCATCAAATCAATTATATTGTGTGAGTTACTCATACATTTCCCCTTAAAATGTTTTAGATATATTAAAACTAGTTACATGGTATTCCCATTCATTATTAACAGGTTTTCCTGTAAAATATTGAGAATGGTGGTCTAAAGATAAAGTGTAATGTTTGAAATTCCTACCTATACTAAACCTAGCTGTTATCTTCCCTAAGTATCCCTCATTAATCTTGAAGTATTCTTCTTCTGTTAGAAAGTCTGGATCTCTAGCTTTACTAACTACTCTACTATCACAAGCTATTTTATACCCTACACCAATAGAAGTAAAGTATCCCTTACTATAATTTATAACATGATCTCCAAATACCTCAACTTTATAGGGTGACATATATTTAGAGCTGTCACCTTGATTAAGTAAGTCTGTTATCCCTAAACCTAATCTAAATTCTTTGTTAGAATCATCCTTCTTAACACTAATTCCCATTTCTATAGAATAGTTAAAGTTATCCCCTTGGAATAAAGGAATTCTCTCTTTAGTTTTACTGTTAGTGATATCATCAGGTTGGTTTATAACTCTACCAACACTAAGTTTTAAATAAGGTGTATAGTCTGGCTCATTCTTCCAGTCATAACTATCATAAGCGAAAGCAGGGAAAGATAAGAGTGTTAATATTAAGATTATGTATTTCATTTTAGTTTATCCTATGATTAGTTAAAGTGTTTTCCATTCCATATCATCACAATATGAAAGGAAGGTTGATTTATCCATCTTTAAAACTTTACCTGATTCTAATACTAGTTTACATGTGATGGGGTAGAATATTCCAACTTTAGAACCTGAATTGTTTACGATTGTCTTTTGCATGATATTAAGCCTCGATAATGTTTAATGATTGGTTAATTACTTCTGTTAAATCTTTAGCTATCTGTAAATATTCTGGCTCGATCTTACCGTGAGTAGAGTGCATAATCAAAAGCTTTAATTCTACATTAGCTTTTGATAAGAGCTTTGTTAGCTCCCTGTTACGTTGTATTAATGACTGCTCTCTTGACATAATTATTTCCAGCCTTTTAATTGGTTGAATATTCTTTCGTTAGTGTAACGATTAACAACAATATGCTGCCCTTCAAGACTGAAAATAACTTTGCAATCTATTTCTACATCATCTTTCTTGATACCAACAAATTCAAAACTATCTTGATTAGGGAGAAAAGATAAAGGTTTAATCTTATTCATAAATCATTACTCCAGTTGGTATATTGTGAAGTTTACATTTTTCTTCTAAACTTGCAACTCGTATTCTCAATTGTTTTATCTCATCGCTTGCCCATATAATAGCTTCATCCTCTAATAAGGGGCAATTACTATTAGGCCAGTCGTGGAGCTTAGCATCATCGACCATTCTATGGAATTCAAGTTCTTGATAACTTTCACTCATTTAGATTTACCTACAGTAACCACTTGAAAAGTTTCTATATTAAGTTTTAAAGCTTTGTTTTTAAGTGTTTTCATGTACTGCGAGCCATAACCTTGACCGTTTAAATAAGCAATAAACCATTTTCCACTATATTCATAGGATTTATAAGGGATGAGTTTGATAAATGTGTCTACGCATTCATTTAAACTATCTCCATGAACTTTAATCATTTAATCACCTGTTTGTTTATGTTTACGTTCTTGATGTACTTATATTAGGCTTATGTTAGATTAAACACAAATACTATTTTAGAATAACAATAGAAAGTATGTCCTAGTTTAGATATATATAAGAAGATACGGCGATAAATACCATAGATTACTAATAGTGTAAACTCCAGAGATATTAGTTAGACTTAATAGGAAGCGATTACAGGAAGGATATAGAAAGGAATACTAGGGTATAGGGGAGGCAATAGAATTGAATGTAGACGTATTTAGGAAGGAAGGATGGCCCCTTGCGGGGCTGTTATTACTTAGAACAAACAGCTAAAGCTGCTCGAATCATATTGTTACTAGATTGCATAGCATCTTGATAACGTTCATTTGTAATTTGCCTATCGTAATTTCTAATTTCCTCAATTGAATGTAAGAGATTATCAGAGATTGTATATAGCTTTTCAGCTAGTATGGTACTACCAGTTTCGTATAGACTAGCGCCTAATCTAAATAGCTTTTCTGCATTAACTTCAACATCTTTACAATTAGATGAAAAGTTTCTTGATTTAGTTAAACTAGCTTGCACTTTAGCATTTAGTTCGTTTTCTTCTTCTTTAGTCATTGGCATAATACTATCCCTCAGTGGATTCAACACAATGTTTGTAGAATAACTCTGTCACTTTATCGGAATCAATACAATAATAGAAGTCATTCTCTGTATATAATAGATGTTCATTAATACAATTTGGTAATAGATTAGACAATGATTGACCAAACCTATATTGCCCTAGACCATATTTATGCACATCTTGCCAAGCTTTACAGATAAGTTTGTCAGCTTCTTCAATGGATAGTAATTTCATATTATTTTATTTCCTGTTCCAAGTTCAGGCATTGGCCACCATTCAATAACTTGATCACAATAATAAGAATCCATGATAAGGTGATGAATAGTGCAAAATTTATTACAATTGTAAAAGTAAAACCCTTGCTTAATATTCACACCTACAAGGAATAAAACCTGTACTGAGCGGGATGGTTGATCTTTATCACCTGCAAGTTTTGGTAAGTTCATATTAAGCCACCGATTGCCATTGCTTACCACGAGATATTCTACGAGACTTGCGTAGTTTCTTGTGAGCTTCTTTCGCTTGTTTAGTCATTTGTTGTTTCATGATTAATTCCCCAACAGTTTATAAAATGCATACCCACACGCTTCCCAATAATCATCAATCAATCGATCTTGAGCATTTACACCTTTACGACTAACACCTTTTGATTTTAACACTTCAAGGATTTCATAATCAGCAAAAGGAACTGTACAAACACTAGGTAATCCTCTCAAATAGCTTTCACAAGCTTTTTGATTGATTCCATTGTGGCCATACTCCACATAGTAAATATCTTTAATAGTTCCTTTCTCATACCCATCATAATTTATTGAGTTTTTAACGATTTCTTTACAGGCTTGAAGTAGTGTAGTCATGATCTTTATTCCTAGGTTAGTAATTAATTAAGTGTTTCTTGCTTTGTTGTGATTAGTATAAGGGATACTAAGAGTGTATGCAAGTAAATTACAACATTTATTTAGATTAAATCTTTATAAGAACCTTTTACCGTATAACAATGTTCTCTTCATAAAAATCAAAAAATGCTTCTTTCTGACTCTTGTTTTTATTTCGTAAAGAATATGTATTATAAAACCATTCCGCCAAAGGTTCGGCAACATGTACTAACTTCATTGCGTCAAATGCCGACTCTTTACAGCTAAACCCTTTAACAAAACCTATTAACTCATCTTTTGAATTTAACATAAAATCACCTATAAATGTAATAGGGCCACATCATGGCCAGTTTGATGGAAATAAGCTCTTTGCATAAATGTGAAGTTATTCTGATTCAAATTAGCTTCAAAGTCTTTAATACGTCTGTTCTGACTATCAATATAGCTTTCTAAATCATTGACAAAGACTTCACCACTAACAGCTTCAGCTATACAGGCTTTAGCATTGTTAATAAACCATTGTTTAGTCGATTCTATTGTTTCGCTGGTCAATACTACATTATTAAAGATCATGATATTACCTATTAAATTTTATTAACAATACTAAAACGACTGTAAGGAGGATTAGAGCTTCGGCAGAAGTACACCACGATATGCAATAGATTCTAGCAAACTAAAACCTTTACTGCAATACTTCTTTAACTCAGTACGGATTGCATGAATAAGCTTTAGAGCACGACCACGGGCAAACTTAGACAATGTTATATCCTTAATCTTATTCGCTGTTCTAAGGCTATTACAGGCCACTACGTAGGCTTTTTCTAATGCACCTATAAGGTTGAACATAGAGATAATTTTATAAGCACTTACTGTGTTCTTACGGATGTTTGTTACGTTAGCAAATGTGTTCATTTTGTTTAGTTCCTGATTAAGATTTAATAATGATCTACATAATTATGTAGTGGTTTAACGGTAACAGAATAACCTTCACACTTGAAATTAAAAGATGAACCCTTTCTAAGCTCAATTAATCCCAATTGGTAATCAGTCTCGGAGTTTTCTCTTAACATAAGCTCCATAAGTTTACCGACTACGATTTTATCAGAACAGGCTATTTTTCTACCTTTTCTAATATCAACCCAAACTTTTGCTTGCATGGTATCACCTAAGCTAGTTTAATATCATTAAGGGTAGTTTGATTACGTACAGTACCAAGACTTACAACAACTTCTTTATCACGGTAGTTAGTGATTGAGTACCCAAAACTACTATCAACACCAGTTTTAAAAGCAATAGATTCTGTACCATCCATTACTAACAAACAACTATAACGAGGGTTACCATTAACACTTGATTTCAAACGCTCAACAATGTACAGGGTTCCTTTGTGTTCAGTGATGTTTTTCATAATCTCGATTCTCTTTGGGTTTGCTAGTAGGCTCATCCCCTAGCTCATGTATGTATATTAGACTTACTTAATGACAATGTAAAGCAATTATTCATTATTTCTTATACTAAGATGTTATAAGAATATTATTTATTAGACAACAAATAAGAACAAAAGAAAGTTAACAGAGCTAATGTTACAACAGCTCCACAAAGAGCGATAGCAACACAAGGGAGGATGATAGATAGAAACATGATTAAAAGTCCTCATCACGGTGGTTATAACTTGACATAACAACCCCTACAATACCACACACTATAACAATAACAAAGACTGTAGCCATTGGGTAAATAAACATTGAATTGATCACTTTAATCACCTTATTTAATTGAATGATAATACGCACAGTTTAACTTAGTGATTGATTAGTATGTTAAACCAGTAGTTTTAAACCAAGCTTTTAAGGCTGTAGTGATATGGGTATCTTTACAATCAAGTGCATAAACTTTATTGAACCAAGGTTTACTTATTACAGTAGGCACAGCCCATAAGCAATCCCAAAGGAACCTTTCTTCACTTAAGTTATTGAGTTTGTAACGATCAACGGCCAATGATAAAGTACTTAAAGGGATCTTTGCGTTTAGGAGTTCACCAAGTTCGTTTACAAGTTCTTTATCAATCTTAGACATCTTAATCACCTATTTGTGGTTAGGTTCGCTAACTGCTCACCTTATGATTTGAATTCTAGACCTACTGTATTCTATTGTCAACAATTATTTAATGAATAATGTAATTAATCTTTATCTTCTTCAATACATTCAAGAGAGCTAGTATTTATAGTAGCAAACCAGTCGTTAGTAGCATCATCTATAAGCGTTTTAACGCGTGTTGAGGTATTATTATGGACAGCCTTGATAGTGGATAGACATTCTATTTGTGATTGATCTGTACCTACTATAAACTGCTCACAGCTATTGCCTCCATCATGAAGGCTACCACATAAGGTAAGAACAAGTAAGAAGCTTTCCATTAGAATATCTCAATCAGTTTAATATGTGGTTCAGGGAATTCTTTCTGTTCAGCCATTAGGTTATTAACCTTTACCCACATAGCCACCACTTCAAGGGTGTATGGCTGTTCATGGCTTGAACCGTCATTAAATGTTACACGGATAATGTTCATGTTACACCTCATAAAGAAAATGGTTAGATGGTTTCATCATCTTAGATTTAAAGGTACAGGCTTCTTTGTGGGTCATAGGCTTTAGTTCATCTTGATACACTGCTAAAGTGCTTTCATCCACTCTAAAACCCATGTTTATAAAGAATGATACACTTTTAGGCGAACAATAGTAACCTACTTTATACATTCTTTCTTTAGATTCTGTAGTCATAATTAAAACACCTCACATTCAGAAGCTACACCAACAACCAACATTAACACAGTGATTACACAGATTGCTATAAACATGATGATTATCTCTTGTTTGTGAGAGACTTTATTGTCTCCCTATGTGGTACATTCTAGGCTTACTATTGGCTACTGTCAACAACTATTTACTAGATAAAAGTATTCTTTTCAGTCCAACAGGTAACACTAAATACTGATTTATCTAACTTAACCTGATCAGCAATAAAGAGTGCATCATCACGACTCATAAGATTAACCAAAGTAATTTTAATCTTAGGTTTGTTAACCTTAACTAAAAACTGTATTTCAATGTATTTAATGTCGTTCATCTTATTCACCTAATTGAGAGAGTTTAACAGCTGTGGAGTTCATTACAGTAGAGTTTGATGCACTAGACAACATAACATTTCCTATTGTTCCAATGATGATGGCATACACTAAGAACCTTTTCATTTGCTTTGCCTTTGTTTGTTGTTTGTCTCTTGTATGTACTTATATTAGTCTTATCTGTACCTTAGTGCAAGCTTTATTTAAGCGTAGCTTAGACTATTAACATCTATCATAAGCTATGCTTATAACATTTATTATATCCATTGATTATTGTAAGGAAATACATAAATAAACTAATCAATAATAGCACTACATGTTGTGTGTAAACACAAGATAGCACCTATATGTAGCGTAGCTACGAATATACATTATTACTTTAGTAATCAATAACTTATTATAGCTACGCTATAGATAGTATTACTGCTAAGAATAGTACAATTTTATGCGATAGCGTACATACACCCTATGGTTATATCTATTCATCCCTTGGTTGTTAAACCAACAACACTCACCCTATAGCGTAAGCTATACTATTAATACTCTATCACAGTCTATTGTTCCACGTGAAACAGTCGTAGACTGTGAACACGCACATAAGCATAGCTTATGACATGGAACACGTATATAATGTATATCTCTTATCTCTATCATCTTATCATTCTTTATTGTTTATTTATCTCTCTACTACTCTTATATGTACTTATGTATCACTTACAGTGATGATAGTCATATCCTATTACAGCTACGCTGTAGAATAGTTATTTATTATCGATTATACTATTGACAATGATTGTGAGATGTGGTAGATATTTCAATAAGCTCGGAGAGAACAATAGGTCGGTGGGGGACCTTGTTAAACACTAGTCCTCACGGACTTAAGATATTGATAGTATTAGAATTACGTAACATAAGCACCAAGTCTCGTTATCTTGGTATCCCAAGGGGGTGTATTTGCTGTACTAATTACTGTCTATAACTCCGTTATAAGATATTCCTACCTACAGATATTTCATAGATACATAATACTAAGGTGTGTTTTTATAGGGGGATTATAAAATATGGGGAAAGGGATTAGCAGGAAATATAAATTTTCCTTTATAAAGAAGAGAAAAGTCACCAATGAAGGTGACAAAAAGGGGACATATAAGAATAATTCTTAATTAGATATCTTTCCACCATCTCTTTAGGGTACGTGTAGTAACTCCTAAGTAGGTAGATATTTTGGTCTGAGTAAAGCCATGAGCTTTGAGCTTACTGGCCTTCTCTTTCAGAGAGAGTTGGTCTACATCTAGTATGTTCATTACCAAATCTACATTAGAATCAGTGATAACAGATTTAGCTTGTAAATCTTCTACTTCTGTAGATAGATTTGTAGTGGTACTCTTCAAGTCATTCAAAGTGCTATGCAGCTTACGCTGAGCATGTAGCTCCCTGAGTTGACTATTAGGTGTTTTGCTTGTCTTTAAAGCTTTAGGACGTAGTGTACCATCTTGCTTCATAGCCTTCTGTACATCATGTTCTTGATGGTCTATGAATACTTGTTTAGCATGGATGTAGTTGTTGTTCTTTACCTCTTCTACCCACTCTATGTCTTTACCATAATACTCAGCTACATACTCTAATGCTTCCTGTGCTGTTATCCCTGTCTCTAAGATCTTGGTATAGGCTTTACTGCCTTGTTCCTTGTTTAAGTACTCTTTGGTATTGTCTTCTGACAGTAACTCATTAAGCTTACGTTTAGATACAGAGTTAATATATTCTAGTTGTTTACGTGATATCAATCCCTGCTTCATGTGGTACTCTAACCCATCTATGTGGGCTTGTACTATCTCTTCTGGGAGTTCATCGAAGTCTGTCATTACTGAGATCCATTAGTTTCATTTTAACCCATTCATGGTATTCTTTGGTTGAGGTGAATACTAGAAAATCATGTAGATCATGTAGGTCTTCTGCCCTTACAACAATTTCTTTACCAGTTGTTGGGGATGTGTATACATAGCCAGCTCTAGATATATCAAATCTTTCTTTTAGTTTGTTTCTTGTTTCTCTACTTAAATATTTACTCACTTCCCTTCCTCACTTACCTGTTTCTTAAATAAACTGTACACTTCTTCTGCAATCTTGACTGAGTCTAGAAATACCATACAGTCTTTGGGTATGCCCAACTCAGGATTCTTTCTGAGTAGTTTTTCTATCCCATCTGAATCATGGAAATGTTTGTATGTTATATCCCTTATTCTTTTTAATAGTTGTTTCTTAGTCACTCTTTATCTCCTTCTTTCCAAATGTTACTTTAATATCTTTCTTATCCTTTAGGATAGTTCCCCACAAGATAGGTTCTCTTTTCATACGTTGACATTCCTTCTCACACCCTCCTGAGCATAGCTTATGGTTCTTGTCTGGGTGTTTACATAGACTAGTCATATCTCACCCATTCATTATTGTATGTATTTCAGCTTTTAAACAAGCCAATAGTTCTTCATCAGATATTTCTGTGAATTTATCATCTGTATAATCATACAGGTGGGCACACACTGCTTGGTATATGGTGTTCATAACTGTGTTAGGGTAAACCTCTTGAATAATTTCTATACGCTCTAATATTTCTTTATTCATATCACCTTCCAATTCTTTTAGCTGTTTGCCACTTTAACCCATCTCTATAATGAGTATCTCTTATTTTCCACTTACTAGTGTATTGAAGCTTGTAAACCTTTTGCCCATCATATTTGAAGTCTACCTTACGGAAGAAAGCTCCGTCTAGTAGACTCATCTGTCTTACACTACGTCTATAACGTGTACGTCTACAGTTGGTTCTAGTCACTTTATCTCCTAATACAAATGTTCACTAAATAAATATCCAGTAGGGCAATCTTTATAATAACCCTTCAACTGGTCCTGTTCCACAGCTATGACACTAGCTTCTTCTCTGGTTAAGAATTTACCATAATTATCGATAAACCCTTGTTCCCAGTCTAAGTCACTGACACTTAATGCATCTACTACAGTACACATAATATCATCCCAATGTCTAGCCCCACAAATTATTAGACCTTTTGAGTTTCTGTTTGCAGCACATACTACACGTTGTGGATTATTCATATTCTTGTAACCTTTCAAAGAGATCTTCTATAGTTTCTTCAAGTTCCTCTATTCTCTTCTGAAGAGTATCATTTTCATGTTCTAGAGCTTCATAGTCAGTCTTCTGAACCCAATCTCCCCAATTGTCTTTCTCCATCATAATACCATATGTGTCTACCATTATTTATTCTCCTTAGTTTCAATATTAGCTTTACCTATTCCACTATCACTCCCTACACAATCCAATCGATAGTTATCTCTAAACGCTTCAGCAGCAGCTCTTAACTTTTCATTGAAATCTACATTTCTAAAATTACTACCTGTTAACTCTGAGTTATACCCTAAACTAGGAGATGTTGTAGTTCCCTGCATCAAATGGTTAGGTCCAGATTTATCAATCACACTACTCATTCCATTCAAAAGAGATACTTGAGCTTCAAGCTTTTCTATTCGTTGTATTAGTTCTTCAATCATTTATTCTTTATCCTCTTTCTTAATTGCAATCATGTAAACTTTGTAAGGACACTTTGGAAAGTGATAATACAGCTCTGGAGTGTTAACAGGGCATATACATTTGGGTATATCACTCATCTATTTTTATCCCTAAATCAAATACTTTATTTAAGTGAATAATCAACTCCAAAGCTGATACCTTATTAAGCCAACTGTGAACTACGTATTCAGATTGATGTTCTGGTATTCCTATCTCCAAGTCTCCAGATGGGTCAACTTTATCCTCAACAAAGAAGTCATTATATTTACCGAAGTTTATTTCACTCATTTATTACTCCATTCTTCTATAAACTTAGCTTGTTCAAGACTAAATAATAATTTATCTCCACAAGATATATCTAACATAGATCGAATATCAAGAGAAACACTTAAGCTGTCTAATATTTTATAATCTTCGTAAGCTAAACCAAATTCAGACAATGCTACATGATGGTAACTGAAGTACCAACTGCCGACATGCTTTCGAACAGCTAAAGTCCACTTATCTATAGGAACTAACCAGCGCCAGTGAGAGAATACTCTTTTCTTTATTCCTTGCTGTTCTTCTATGATAGCATTTAAAGCCTCTTCAGACTGTGTGTAAGCTTCTTTATACTTCTCCATAGCAACACTAGCCACTTCTTTACTAATGGCTACAGCACCCTCAAAATCACTCATAAACATCTTCCTCATACTGATCAAAAGCTACATCATCAAAATATTTCATTATATTCCTAAGCTCATTATAGTCTAACACTACTTCTACACAAGCATACCCTGTCGTCACTGTAAGTGACACACCAAAGTCTTCATTCCCTTCTTTATTGATAATAGGAACTATGTTTTGTTCAATAATACTATCGTCTGAGAACCATTGTGGTTTAAAATTACTCATCTGCATCATCCATTTTTACAATATCAACATAAATAGTTTTACCCCAAGTGTAGGTTTGAGTACCCAACACCATAGGTTTATCTTGAGGATAAATACCAATATTTTCTTCTCTGTCTGCTTTAAGTTCTAATTCATATTTATTACAAAGATCTTGTAGTTCTACTACAAAGTTATATATGCTGCTCATATCTTTTCTATCCTCCAAGCGTTTTCAATAAATCGTCTAGTTGTATCACTATGATCATACAGGATACCATCAATAATAGCAAGAGCATGTGTATTATAAGTTACGAAGTAAGTTCCTGTAGGGTTTTGTTGAATGAACTTCTTACATTGTAACTTTGGTAATCTACCTTTAACAGGGATTGCTTTAAACTTAGTGAGAGTTTCAAGGAAAGCAACAATCTGAGTGTATGTCATACCTCTGTTTCTCTTCTTGCCAAACTTCAACAAATGATCAGATACAATTTTATAATCTACATTAAACACTTTAGCAAAAGCTATTATTGTACAATCATTATTCTCCCTATCTCCTTTAGGGAGATTCCTAGGATAGTAGTCAGTGCAGATTTCCACATCAATCTCCTATACATTGAGAGGGCATGAAGGTATTCTTAGTACTAGAAGACTTTGATGAAAAATCACAGCTTGGAGAATATAAGCTTTTAGCTTTTCTATACTTCTTAGCATAGTATCCTGTTTTAAACTTAGGTTTCTTCATTGGGAATTTAGTCATACATAATCACCCTCAATATTAAATTATATTGTTTAGCTAAGTCAATCATGTGTTTAGTGCCTTTAGAGTCACCATCCCAGAAACATACACAATGGGTTGCTACTTCAGCCATTTCTTTATTTCTAATGTACCCAGCAGCCTTACCATGGGTATTCCAGTCAGCAGGCATCTTCCAGATTTCCATAAGGTAATCGTGAGCATACCTCTCCCCTAAACGATCTGCTCCCTTAGCACAACCTGATATAATTGTACAATCTCTATAATCTGTCTTAGAGAGTAAGTTGTCAAGAGTAGTTCTTAGGAGAGCATAGTCATCAAAGTTTCTACCTCCAGCAATAATCAACTTAATCATCTTGAGTACGCTTATTCTTATCAAAAGTATCCATCACTAAGTGACCAGTACCTTTACAGTGTTCACATTCTGATACTTCCTGATTAATGAATTCTAATAATTCATCTAAGAAGAGTTTAATATTGTCAATCAAATTCTTTAGATTATCTCCTTTGAATCCATCAATAACACTATAGCCTTGATACTTATCTTTAGAATTAGTCATTTCAAATACTTTAATTTTCTTGTATTCCACATTGCTGCTTGTAAACTTTAGTGGACGATAAGATTTACCTCTACTAGTAAGAATCTCTCTACGATTAACCCAAGGCTTGACTGATATCTTCTTTTCCACAGTAAAACAGAAATCATAATCAGAAGATACTATAGCTGTTTTAGGGTTGATATTATCTTTAATGTAATTACGAACTATTTTGTATGTAGTAGGTGAATCGAGATAGCAAGGACGATTATGTAATAATAAATCTGAAACTAACATTTGTTCTAATTCATAATACTTAACTACATCTTTAATGTTTATATCTTGAAAACCATCACTAGCGTAATGTCCACGATTAATCTTGTAAGTTGCATTACTTATGTTGTTAACATTGTCAGCAAGGATTTCTCCCAAATATTCAGCTTCAAAAGGAACCTCTACAAAGAAAGCTGGCTCTCTGTCATACTTACGTTCATATAAAGATCTTAAACTATTAAATTCAGGATTATGCCAACTGTAAGGCTCATCATCATCTTCCCAATCTTCCTCTTCATTGACTTGTTTATCTGTCAACACCAGAGGAATTTTATCACCAGCTAAACTTGGATTGATAAGTTCATATCGGATATTGCAGATAGGGCCAGTTTTCTTATCTTTTAAAGATTTAAGCTCTGTTTCACCTTCAACAAATTGCCAGCCATAGAGATGAGTATCCGTTGGTACTTTATCGTTTATTAAAGCTACATTGATACGATCCCTATTTCCAGTGTAGTTGAATGTAGGTTTACTTACGTAAATACCATCTTCACTTTTATACCAAACTACTTTCTGTGTATTATCCATGTTATTATTCCTCATTACCAAATTTACTAAACATCCACGTCTGTAGCTCACTCCAACTATTACGGCTACTATTAACTTTAAATCTACGTATTACTTTAACCTTCCCACCATGGACTACTCTCTTCTGATTACCATACTCTGAACTAAAGGCACCTTCTAATAATTCACACTCAACCCAATTATCATCCTGTACATAAGGATTCTTACTTGAGCTATGGAAAAACAATCCACCACTTGGGACATCAATAATACTACCTACAATGTAATCCACTTTACCATATGAGGAACCATAATAACTTGTACCATCTGATTGTACACATTTGTATAAATATTTCTCATCATCAAACACAGGTAATTCTGGTTCAGGTAATATTTCTTCAGGACGGTAGAATAGTTCTTCTGCAATTTCCCAGAAGCCTTTATTAGCATGGCCAATAGGTGTGTAAAGCTCTGTACCACGTTCTTGAAGCGTTGATAACTGTTCTGATAGCTCAACTAGAGTGAAGTCTTTATCTTCCTCAAAAGCTTTAGACATATCATATCCGTACATCCCACCAATATGATCTTTAGCTTCTTCCCAAGAATTCAAGTTTAATTGCATACAAGAGAAGATTACACGAAGTAATTCAGCTTTACTAATCTCATAACCTTTCTGCCTATATTTATCTACACGCATGAGGCTCATAAGAGGGAAAGCTGTTCCTGTGTTGAACTTAAGGTAACGCTGGGAATTGTGTTTAAAGAATTCTGGGTGTAATGTGAAATCTTGTGTCTTACAATCATAAGCTCCCATACACACAGTGAAATCAAATGTATCGAAGATATCCTGTACATCTGGGAAGTATTTGAATGTCATGAATTGAATCATTTGCTCTTGGTTAGAACAGATAATTGTACGTTGACTTAAACCTGACACATGTACAGAAAAACTTCCTATCTCATGGTCAGAAATACTTTCAATGCTAAATATAGCAGCTAATACCTTAACCAGATCTCTTTCAGATCGAAAATAAACATCAATGTCCATTATCTCTCTACTACAAAATAGAGATGTGATAGCTCCTCCAGCTACGATAGCATTATGTTCTGCCAGTAGATCCCACACTTCACTATCTAATAACGATTCAAGCTTCTTTTGTTCCACTATGTATTTCATTTACCCTCCTATGGATAATTATTTAATCATCTCCCATACATATCGTACTGATATGAGATCTGAAGTTATTATAAGCTATAATAAGATCTTGTTCTGTCTTCATGTTCGCTTTATATTGCCAGTATACATTACGTAAGTATCCAACTTCAAGCTCTAAAAGACTAATTATGTGGAATAGTTTATCTGTTGTCATTGTTTAACCCTATACTCAGGACATTTCCAATTAAGTATATCTTCTGGTACACCTTCTACAGATGTTACTACTTCATTACGCCAACTATTGGGCGATGTTATCTCTACAACCCTTAATAAATAATAATGAAATACATGCTTACCACAACTACTTTTTACAAACTTCTCAATACAGGGTCTTGGACTAAAATCCCATATTGAAAGTTGTCTCCAATCATAATCACCTACTTTTTTCACTCTTTAATCCTCTTATTCTTCCTACGTTCAAATATTTTACCAATGTCAGTGGTATTGTTATAAACCCCAATTATCATGCTACGACTTCTGGATAAATCTATTAAAGCATTTGTGTATGTCTTGTCTGTGGCATCCCTGAATATTATTGTTTGTCCTTGGTACAGCTCACAAAGCTTATCTAACCATTTTTCGTTACCATTGATAATGATGGGGTCAATCATATTCCTCTAAATCTCCTGTTCCACAAATTAGTGGTCGTGTAATGAATTCATAGAAATCATCATCCAATACTCTTAACACATTTTGTGTTCTATCAGGAACTGGAAATGATCCTACGATGTTGTAGTCGCTAGTATAATCTTTATTAGCTGTCGTGTAAACCAACCCAACAATATTTCCTTGTTTAGATTCGTTAAGGAGACTTTCTAGTTCATCTACAACATTCTTATCCACAAACACAGGTTCAGGCTTATTATCAACTACAATACCTTTGTGTAAAGGTTTTACATTACTCTTCTTTGGTGGTTTAACACCTTCGTCTTTAGTATCGTCTGTCATTCTTTATCTCCTCATATTCTGTTAAGTACCAACAATCTTTGTAATAGTAAAAAGTTAATTTCATGTCCCCGTCTCTTTTACAATATGGTTTCCCGTAATCAATTGCTTCTTGTCTTTGAACTTCTGACATGACAGGAGCTTTACCAAAGAAACCGTTACTTGGTGGTTGTTTATAAAAACAATCTGTCATAATTTAATTACCTCCACACTATTTGATTTTAAATATTTCAATCCTTCATCACTTCTATAATCATTCCTGTAGTAAAGTTTTTCAATACCTGCATCTAAAAGCATTCTACTACAATCAGCACAGCAGCTATGGGTTAGGAAGATACTACAACCATTACTACTCTCTGTACTCTTAGCCAAATTAATAATTAAGTTCTTTTCGGCATGGTGAACTTCAGGGCGAGTTTCTAACTTATAGCGTTCTCCATTAAAGGTATATGGGTATTCTTTTTCAATTAAACTAGGATCTAACCAAGCACCAGCCCCTTTCATATAGATTTTATTTTCACAAGCACCATCTATTCCAGACGCTAGTCCATTGTAACCAGTTCCAATAACCATATTGCCTTTTACTGCAACTGCTCCTACCTTAAGGCGAATAGCTGAACTAGTTGATGCCACAGCTTCAGCAATAGCCATATACATTTCCAAATGTTTCTTTTTCATTGACAACCTCTAGGTAACTTATTCCCTAACCGATGTTGCCTCTTAGCATATTCACGGATCACAGGAGATTTGATTTTCCAGAATTTCATCTTTAAAAACATTTCTTCAAACAGTATCCATGTTTTGCCTGCTCCACGAGCAGCACCATAAATAATTTCATCATCTTTCATTATAAACTTCTCATGGTCTTAGCAAACCTGAAATAATCCAAAGCATCTGGCCAATGATACCCATCAACAAATGGAATTAATATTCCTTGAAATTTTTCACAGTTAGCTTTATGTGGACGATCATCACAAAGAAAATCATCAGCATCTCCTAATAAACCTTTATCGTGTGTAATGATGATACGTCTCTTAAGCTCTGGAAGGTGATTCATAATCCATTCTGCCTTATCTGAATAGGCGTGAGGTACTCCTGTAGGAGGTTTAGTAGCAATCCACACCTCAAACCCCATACCAATTAAACTACGTACAGCAGAAATAGCTCCTTCAATAGGTCTCATATTCAGATATGCACCTTTCATTTTCTTAAGTTCATCACCACGTAAGTTAGCTTCTTTCATAGCAGATTCAAAATCTACAATCACTCCATCCATATCTACAAATATTCTATTCATTAATCACATCCTCTCCCTTGTGAATTTCTTATACTTACTAATCTCTGGCCGCTGAGGCTTTTCGAATTAGTAAAACCTTTACAGCTAACATTTCCACCACCTTTCTCTGTAGACGCTAATCTTATTGAATATTTTCCTTTACCATACTCTTCATCTACAGCTTTCTGAGCATCACTACGCTCCCTACAATGGAAGTAAACATAATCTCCCATTGCATCAATGATATAATGTTTACTTGGGTGTTTATAATCCTCTGCTGCTTCCTGTACTTGGGAATAAGTAACCGTTGTAGTTTTCACTTTCTTGCTCATAATCGTCTCCCGTACAGAACGCCTCGATAATTTCTTGTAACTCGACTTGGAAATCACAGTCGATGTATTGATCTAAAATATGACTCATTATTATTCCTTATACTTAAAATGGATTTTGTGTTCTTACTTTGAAGAACATTATATTATCTTTCCTGTAATGGACAGCTCCAATTTCTCCTACGAAATAACAGTAGTATTCAAATCTACCATGAGGGAATACTCCAGATTCTTTTACGATATAAAGATGATCTCCTAAAAGATACCCTGTTCTTAATCTAGTTTCACGCCACTCCTGAGACAAAATGACATGTACACAACAACGATAACTATTCGGGTTATCTTTAACTCTTTTAAATTTATAATGGTTTACCACTTTCTTTAATTGCAAATTACACCTCACTAATATAATTATATTCTATTGAAACTCCATGAACACATCTTGAAGCTACTAGTAGGGCAGTCTCTAGAAATTTCTTAGGGTCTGTGTCATAAGTTCTTGTTATCCTCAGAGTGTTCATTGCTGCAACAGCATGATATTCACCACTACCTACAGATGTAAAATCTGTATGTTCTAATAAAGACATTTCTGGTTGCATTTCAAATAATCTTCCCCGCCAACCAATAAGGAAATTACCACCTTCCCAATTAGCCTTATCTTTATAGCCAAAATCATTGGCCTTGAAACAATTAAGAATACTGGTTACAACCTTGTTGAATAAGTACACTTCTTCTGAATCATCTGAAGACTTTACAGGGGGTTCCCAGTTATATTGGAGTAACTGCCCCATCCTGAAAGATGTTGTATATCCAATAAGAAATTCTTTGTTCTTAAATACTTTTGAAATTTTACTGTAGTTGCTGTAGATGAAACCATTACTTCCTTGCTTATCCCCCATCATATGAACTTTCTTGTTTTTAATACAAGCTAAAATACATGTCATTTAGTATCTCCTATACTTTCTCTGATTCTTTAGCCTTAACGAAGGCTTTACAAAGACCACCACGAACGATTTCATCGCTAGTAGCCTCAATTATTTCAATATACTCTTGTAGAGAATGTTTTTCTACAAACTCTTTTAGCCAACTTAACCCATTTAAAGATTTAATATCTGTCTGTGTAGGGTCACCTAATATGAATAGTTTACCTTCCTCCGTTAGACGGGTGATGATACTATACATTTCTTCTGGAGTAGTGTTTTGACTCTCATCTAGGATCGCCACCCCCTCAATGTTACGGCCTCTCAAATGTTCGGTAGCAGTCATCGAGATATTTCCAGCAGCTAAAGCTGTTTCATACTTCCCCTGCCCATACCGTTTAGTAAAGACTTCGATAAGTGGCATCAGGAAAGGGGTGTACTTTTCCTCCAAACTGCCTTTCAAAAATCCGTGAGTACGTCCCATTCCTACAGCAGTTCTGGCGATTGTAATTTTATCAATATCTCCATTTACAAACCAATCTGCTGCTTGGCTCATCGCTAGGTAACTTTTGCCACAACCGGCAGGAGTGATAAGTGCTATAATCTGTTTGGTTTTGAAAGCTTTCAGTACTTTCTTCTGAAATTCATTTTTAGCTTGAATAGGTTCAACTTTATGATGTTCATCTTCGAACTTAGTATTTACTCTACGTGTCTGTCCACGTTCTTTCTTAGCTTTCAATGTATTTTCATCTGGGTTATAACTAGATCTTTTCATAAAATATACTACTCCAAATTATTTAATTTAAGACCATTCAGCTCCTTGTGTCTGCTGTCTGACCACTCTATTACTTTAAATGCTACCCCACCACTAACAAATATTACTATAAGACTCCCTACACCAGCACTAACAAAACAAGCTCCTGTAAAAGTTAAAACAGTTAAAAGAAATGTAAAGATTATATTTGATATTCTATTCTTTAGGATTGTGTTTAGTATCTTGTTCATTAGGTATCTCCTTTTTGGTTGGTGTAAGGTTATTATATAGTAAGTTTCTTATTAGGTAAAGGAATATTTACTCACTACTTAAATCCACCTCATCATCTTCATATAGCACTTTAGAGTTGAAACCCCATCTTGACATTTGTTGTTCTTCAGATTCGTCCCATTTCTTAAGCAAACCAACACCTTCGGGATCAAAATCAAAAGCAGTACATCTGGCAATATGGTTTGCAATATCTCCTTCATCTTCTACATCCCACATATAGGTTCTAAAAGTTGCTAGGAAATCCTCATTAATTTTATCGGAATCAATTTTAACTTCTACTTCATAAGTTTTAGTTACAGTGAAATTATATTTTTTAATAGACATTACACTAAACCTCCATTAACAAATTTACGTCTCTTAGTTACATTCTGAAATCTTCCCCAATCTAATCGCATATCTGTAGGATGTGCTTTCTCCCATAAATCAGAATATTTCAAAACTGTAAACACACCATCTACTCCATAAGTTTGAAATACAGCTTCACAATGCATAAAACCATTTGCTTCAGCTTCCTCAATATCGGCTAAAGCTTTTCTTAGTTCAGTAGCTAGAAGTTTGAAACTCATACACTTCCCCATTGCTCTTGTGATAGTTTAACAATAGCTGCAATTAGTTCAGGCTTCTTTCCTTTCTCAGCTTTAACACTGGCTCCGAGCTTAGTCAGATTTGCCCAATTCCAGTCTTGAAGTTCTTCTGAAGTGTAAGGACGTTGCTCAAATCCATCTGATGTTTTATTTACAATATCACTTGACACAACATCTAGTGGTTGTTCAGGATCAGAAGCACTAGTATTATCTTCAGGTTTAATTAGAGGATTGTCCATAGGCTCATCTAAACCCAATTCTTCAGTAAGATCAGCCAATTCATTCATAGCTTCTTCTGAAGATAGATCTACAGGAATATCAATAACTGCTTGGATGATAGGATCTATACCTGTAATTTGAACATCACTAACTACAGTATGTCCAACACTTGCACCTAATTCACCATTTTCCCATAGTTCTGTATCGTCTACAGGTTCTGTAGGAAATGAATCCGCATGACAATTCCATGATGTCTCTTGTGGCCAGAAGCTATCTACAGGTACTTCTTTCTGTAATAATATACGTAATGGACTTCCTGTATGTACCTTAGCTGGATCTGCTAGTCTACTCCATCCATCCTCTACAGCTGTAATCACTGCATTAACGAATAAGCTAGTACGTGGATTGGATAGTTTTAGGTGTACTACTTTAGTATTTACTGCTTTCTCTTGTGTCATATAGACTCCTTTGTTGTTTAAGATATTGATAAATGAACACTTCTTTAAGTTCATAAGAGAATATTACCATGAGGTATGCTTAAATACAAGAGGTAAGAGTAAATATATTTTATATTAAATAATGCTTGTACTATTCTAATATGTGTTTATAATGGTTGATGTGTAATGCTACAATAGCCATACGGCTTCGTATAAGCGTCATAGGAACGTTTTATAGTAAAAGGAATACTACGGCCTAGGTAAAGGGTTAAAATGGCTTGTAGACGTGGAAATAGAGGTAGTTGATATTTGGGTTATAACTTCATCGGTTTAAATAACAAACAAATCTATAGGAGGGGCTAGTATTCTAGAAAAAGAGGTGTATAGTAGTACTTATGTAGAGGGATTTATTTAACCTCTTTTTAACCCTGAAACCCTTGCTGTGCTTGGGTTAGAGAGCTATTTTATTAACTTTTTGTTCACTAATGAAGGAGTAGTAGTATGGAGATGTATTATTAGTATTTATCTAATGGATTATAAGGTTCCTAAATACCTTACTACCACTGTAGAAAATCTGTATAACGAATACATAGAAGAGTATGGCCAACAAGTAATACTGAAGCTTACAGAAAGCAAGAAAACAAAGATATACCAAGCTGTTGCTTGTTTTGTATATAATGCAATGTATCAAGTATCTTTTGGTAGAGATGAAGTTCCTGTAGTTTTACATAAAGAGACTTACAGCTTACCTTTGATCTATAATGGAACTAAAGTTAACCGTAAAGTATCCTACACATTCTCTAGAAGTGTTTTCGATTGGTTGCACTACTCAGGTAGAGGTAATCTAACTGTAGGGTGTATAGGCTCTTGGGTAATGAAGGGTGGTATATTAGTTCCAGATAAGACAATAAGCTCCAGTATGAGGCTAAGTGAAGAGTTGTACGAACATCTTAAGACTATTTGTTACAAGAGTAGGATACCTACAATACCTTCAGTCTTGGAAATAAGAAACTCTGACAAGAAGCCAGTAGTAACACCTCTACCCTTTTATCAGAAAGAAGTAGTTCAAATGCTAAACAAGTATAACAAGATGACTAGAAGTAGTATGATAGAAGTCGGGGAAGAGTGTTATGATATTCAACTAAAGAAAGTTTACAATAACTCATCATTTGAGCAAGGTGGGCGAAGTTTTGTTATAGGTGATGGAGCTAAGATTATGGAACGTGGTATTAGACCTAAGATTAGGATAGATGGAGAACCAACTGTAGAGATTGACTTCAAGTCATTACACCCCAGAATAGCAGCTACCTTAGATGGAATTGAACTTGATGTTGATTTTGACCCCTATGCAATTACTTTGCCTAATTATGAAGATCGTACATGCAGATACTTTGGTAAGTTTGCATCTTTAATACTCTTGAATAGTGGTATTAGTGTTGATCCAAAAGGGGTAGCTAGTTGGTGGGAGTCAAGGAGAAATCTAGCTAACATGATGTTCGTAGAGGGGGTTGTACCTAAACTCGTAGAAGAAGGTAAATGTCCTAAGTTTATAGACTATACTGCAATCATTGAAGCTATCGTAGAACGGAATGATTACATTAGATTATGGTTCCATGAACCTAAGGGATTGCTATTACAGAATATTGATAGTAAAATAATGGATCTAGTGATAGGCCATTTCAACAGTATTGGAGAAGTTATCATTCCTGTGCATGATAGTATAATTGTTAAAGAACGATTTAAAGATGAGGGGATAGAAGTTATGAGAGGATGTTTTGAACAAGTGTTGGGTAGTAGCCATAATTGTGTAATTGAGGTTAAGTAAGATGAATCAAATAAAATTTAGCATCACCCAAGACGAATACGTAGAGTATTGCGATGGATATAGACATAAGGTATATGAAGCTTTTGGTAAGCAGTGGATAGTGGTTGGTCTTAATGTTACTGATGGATTTGATCCTATGACTAATAAAAAAGCTAAGTATGAAGTAGAGCTTGCTCAGGTGTTTAGCTCACTATGAAACTACCAGTAGATTATAACAGACTAACTCAACCAGAAAGACGTTTGGTTAGAGAAGAGTACATAAGAATACAGAATGGTAAATGTTCTCATTGTGGTAATTCACTTAACCTTGATCCAAGCGATAAAGTACTTAAGTTTAAAATAAAAGAATCATTATTCCCTAGCTCTTTCTTTAAGTATCCTGTACACTTACATCATTGCCATAATACTGGCTTAACAATTGGTGCTGTACATAGTGTTTGTAATGCTGTGCTATGGCAATATTTTGGAGAATAAATATGCAAGATTTTGAGAATGTAAAACGGTATGAAACATTTAATGATTACTATGGTATCTGGAATGATGGTAAGGAGATGTTTGAAACTACAGTTGTTAGAGGTGATTGGGTTTCTGCACAAGATTATGATGCTCTACTAAAAGAATACAAAGAGTTTAAGTGGATGATGGAAGAACTACAGAAATGAAATATAAACAATCCGTCTGTTGTATAACAATTGTGGTTTTCTTGTTAGCATATACTGTATACAAAGTATACGATGATAATTATTGTGATGACGTTGTAATCCCTGTTAAATGTGATGGAGGGTAGTATGAGTAATCCTAAGTACAGTATTGGAGAAGAAGTAACATTCACTAGTTTAACTCATCCTCAGTTTAATGGAGTGTATACCATTGAGGATGTATTACCCATTAATTGTAAAACCAGTTACAATGGTAGTATCTATGATCATGGCCCTATTAAAGCTCATAATTATGATATAGGGCTTCCATCAGAAGACGAAGAGATTACATTGTTTGCAACTGAATGTGAATTGAAGAAAAGGTATCCACCCTCTACTCAGTCATATACAGAGATAATGAAAGCATTAAAAACATTTAGTATAAGCTAATATAGGAGGTGATTGTGTTATCAGATAATAAAGACTACGTTAAGATTATAGCCAACAAAGCTATGTGTAAGAGCTGTAATGATGTTGTGATAAGTCGATATAGACATCACTGTGTACCCTGTAGTTGTGGTAAGCTGAGTGTAGATGGTGGATTAGACTATTGTAAGCGTATGGGTGATCCAGATGATTATGAAGATTTATCTGTGTTCTCAGATGCACCCTTTGAAGTTGTCAGGTTACACCTCGCTAGAGGATCATTTGGTAAGAAAGGAACAGAGCCATTGCATTGGGTATCTCTGCGAGATATGAGTAATGATCACTTAATCTCTGTTATAGAGTATTGTGAAGTGAATCAGACATTGAATCATTATGAGTTTTACTTGAAAGAGAAGGAGTATCGCGGGTTATGATAGAAATGAATGAAGACAGGAAATGGATAAAAGGATTTGAAGGAAGATATTATGTGACGAAAGATTCTGAAGTTTTTAGTGTTCTGAGGAAGGGAGAGCCTTACAGAATGGTAGGCGCAGTTATGTACGATAAATCACGAGATTCTAAAACTTACAGGTTACTTTGCCTTACAGCTGACGATGGTGTAGCTAGTTCACTTTATCTGCATAGAATTGTAGCAGAAGCCTTTATCCCCAATCCTGAGAATAAACCTGAAGTCAATCACAAAGATGGTAATAAGCTCAATAATAAATTAGATAATTTGGAATGGGCTACTCGTTCTGAAAACACTATACACATGTATGAAATGGGATTATGCCCTGCTCCAGTGAGAGATGAAGATTATAGGATTTATTTAACAGATAGATTTATAACTTATAGAGACACTTGTGGGTATGTAGAATCAACAATCAGAAAATTGTGTACTAAAGAAGATTTTCAAAGAAATGGGGTGCCTTACGATTTATTTTATTTGTCGCAATCCCTAGGCAGAAGTTATAAAGAAGTTTGGCAAAATATTCTTGTTATTTTTGCTCTGAATAGGAATGGAGTATCTTCTAAAGCTATAGGTGATTTGTTAGGGTTGTCCTATAATTCTGTTTACACTATTATTACTCGAAGAGAAAGATCCAAAGAGTTAAATCAGATATATGATAAATATATAAATTCTCCAGAATATACTCTCAGACATGTTGTCAAAATAAGAGAAGCATATAATGGTAAATTACCTAAAAGTATGAGATTATGTATTCAAGGACTAGGAAATTAAGTGCCCTTTCATAAGGGCTTAACCATAAGATATAATAAATATGAATAAATGCACATCATGTGGGGCACCTCTTTCAGAGGAAGAAGAATATAAGACATTATCAGACGGTACTTTATATAAAGAGGACTTCTGCGAGGATTGTATTAGAAAGTATATAATCAATGTAGATTCTCTGGTGGTCAAAGATTATGCATTTCAAGATATTACAGGAATAATCCATAGCGAATATGATTGGGAAGAATAAATGTTAAAAAGTGTTAACTATATTGACAAAAATATTTTACCATAAAATGGTATTATATAGAAATATATGAGATACTATATATAGTAGATTAAAAAAGTATAAGAGATAAACAAATGGCTACAAAGTTTAAAGACTCCCCTAAGAGGGGTGCTGGTAGACCTCCTAATTCCGAAGTAACAGAACGTCAAGCTCTCATCAAGAGAGAAATCATAGCAACCCTGAAACCTTATTATAAACCAGCTGCTGAAGAATTAGCTAAGCTTGCGGGTATTGATATCTCTAAAGTTAAATCTAAAGAGAAGGATTCATCTAAGGATGAGCTTGTTGTAGAAGATGACTTAGCTAAGATGAATCAAGTATCAGCTAATGTAAGATGTACAGCAGCTAAGACGCTTATGGATAAATTTGAAGAAGCCATTAAAGAGCTTTATTCTAAGGAAGATTCCACCCCAGCTAAAGTACCTGTGGAAGAAGTACCTAAGCCCAATAATGTATCAAAGCTCAGCTTAACGGTACGATCTACAGAAGACAAATAAGAATAAACATAACCTCTCCTCCTCGTTATGTCCTCAAAGCAGTAAGGTGATCATTTCCCTCCTAGGTGATTCCCTTTTCCTCCATGTTTCTCTTGGCATGACTGCGAACAAGACTCGAACTTTTCCCTAACATAAGTTATTAAGTTAACGGTTGTCTGGGAAGGAACAACTTAACGTCCTTCTGGATATTTCCTAGGCTTCTAGAAGTCTTATTAAGTTGGGCTACACTCCACATCAAGGTACAACTGCTGCAAGGAGTACCTGTGATAACAGAGAGACGTAGATGGATAATAACGTACCATCTTTAATTATTGCTGGCTAGTGAAATGGTATCACAAGAGGCTCATAACCTTTTATTCTTGGTTCGAATCCAAGGCTTCAGCATCCAATATCTCTTCTTAGGCTAGCTGGTCAAGTCGCTTCGTTTGGGACGAAGAAACCGAATGTTCGAATCATTCAGAAGAGACCAAATTTGCTTGGTTAATATCAGATGCACCACCATGAGCTGGAAATGCTGGATAAACAGTCGTAGAGGAAGCCGGACTTAATCTACTCAAGCAATCTAATAACATCTGCATAAAGATGTCTTGTCTTGTTAGACACACTGGTTATCAGTTTCTTGTGTTAGTAGAAACTCCCCTTTTTCCCTCCCTGAACCACACCATGCAATTAGAGCAGAAATGTCTGTTCAGGGATTCTATTTTATATCATAAATATTTTCCTTAAAATAATCAAAGGCAATAATAATGTCAGTAATCCTTATCACTGCTAAGACAGCAGCAGAAACTTCAGCAGCTATTGTTGGGGTTAAGAGTGGTAGTACTAAAGTAGTATCTGCTAGTGGTTTAACTGGTGGTGAATATGTAGACATTCTTGTTGAACATGGTGCTGGTTTTGTTACTACAGGAGATGCTAACCGTCTCACAGCCACTGTTCCTTTCAAAGTGTTATCTGGTAGTGCAAATTATAAAGTAGCTAAATCCGTTACGGTAAGCCCTGTTAGTGTGGCCTTAGCTGTTTAGGAATAAAGAATGATAGATGCTCCTGAAGAGTCTATGTATTCCTTTGGACCCGCATCACTCAAACAAGCTCTACTTTTACAAGATGACTTAAGTGACATCATTGTATATGGTGGATCTATGGGGTCTGGGAAGACTTACACGTCATTATTAAAACTTCTAAAATGGGTAGATGATCCTCATTTTAGAGGGATAGTTATTCGTAGAAATTCTTCTACGATCATGAAATCAGGATTTATTTTCGACGAAGCTAAAGGTATGTATAGTGCCTTTACCAATAATCAAGTGAAAGTAAATCACAAAGCTCAAAAATTTATATTCCCATCTAAAGCTGAAATAGTGTTCAGCCATCTTGAAACAGATAAAGATGCTGAGTCGATGCGTGGTGGTCAGTTTTCATTCTGTTTGATAGATGAGGCGACAGAAATCCAGCTCGACCATGCCCTAATGGTTTTGTCTCGTTTACGTACCAAAGCTAAAATGAAACCTCAAATGGTTTTAACCTGCAACCCTTCACCTTCAAGTTTCCTAAGAGATTGGGTGGATTGGTGGTTGTTGCCTGAAGGTCATGAACATGCAGGACGTGCTGACCCAGATAAGTGTGGTGTTCGCAGATGGTTCATACGTATTGATAATGAGATGGTTTGGGGAGATACAAGAGAAGAGTTAATAGAAAAGTTTGGTGCTGATGTTCTGCCTCTTTCTATGACTATGATCGGTGCAAATATTTTTGACAACCCTCCGCTTATAAAAGCAAATCCCGGATATTTAGCAAACCTACAAGGTTTAAAGAAAGTTCGAAAAGAACGAGACCTTTATGGTAACTGGAATATTCGTGAAGAGACAAGCGGATTTTGGAAATCAGAATGGTGTACTGAAATACCTCAAGCGCCTCACCCAAAAGATATAATAAAATCCTGTCGTGCATATGATATTGCGGGTAATAAGAAATCAGAAACTACTCCAAATCCAGACTATACCGCTTCTGTAAAAATGCATTTCCTTAGAGATGGAACTTATGTAATTGAAGAAGTAACAAGGTTTAGAGGTACTTATGGTGAAGTACATAAACATATAGTAGAGAACGGAAAACGTGACGGATCAAGAGTAGAAATTATTCTACCTCAAGATCCTGGAGCAGCGGGTAAAGCTGCTGCTAAGATGATGCAGTTAAAACTATCTGAAGAAGGTTTTAGTTCTAAAGTAAGACCTACTAATAAGTCAAAACTAGACAGGTTTCGACCTTTCTGTTCAGCAAGTGAAGCTGGTGGAATTTATATAGTTAAAGGTTGTGCAACTGACTTTGAAAATAAAATATTTAATAATAATAGTTTTTATTATGCAGAGTTAGAAAATTTTACCGCAACCCGTAACCAGAAGGAAGATATGGTTGATGCTACAGGAGATGCTTTTATGTTCTTAGCTCAATCTAAAAAACTTCCTAACTTTATGCACGGTCTCAGTAAGATTGATACTTCAGTTAGTAATCCTTTAAATTCATTTTAATTCGAGAAATAAATAATGGCTGATGAAAAGACTCCCGATTCTGTAGAGAAAGGGGATAATGCTCCTTTACGTCTTAGAATGGGAGAAATAGGTCAGACTGGTGTTATTACTCTTGGTGGTCAAGTTGGACTAGAAACAGAAAGATGGGAACTACAGTGGCCCTACTGTGTTAACACTTTCACCAAGATGAAGAATGATCCAGTTATAGCTCCAGCCTTGAATCTTGTAGAGATATTTATTTCAAGATCAAAATGGAGAGTAGAAGTTCCTAAAGATGCTTCCGCTGATCTTAAAGCTAAAGCAAAATACCTTAAAGAAGTTATGCACGACATGGATCACAGTTGGTACTCTTTTATTAAAGATGCTTCTGGATTCAATACATATGGTTTTGGAATACATGAGATTGTATTCAGACAAAGACGTAAACGTTACGGTAGTAAATATGATGATGGGTTAGTTGGTGTAAAGAAACTCCCATCAAGAGCACAAGAAACAATTGCTAAATTTAACTACGATTCAAACTTCCGTGATTTAGAAAGTATTGAACAACGCTTCTATGTAAACCAATCAAATAATAATTCTTCCAGTGCTCCTTTACCTTCTATGGTAAACCTTGCATCTGGTACTGGCAATAAAGTTATACCTCGTAAGAAGTTCCTATTATTCCGTAATGCTTCTCGTAAAGACTCACCTTTAGGTCAATCACCTCTGATGGCTGCTTGGGAAAGTTGGAAGTACATGACTTCGATCAAAGAGTTTGAAGCAATATCAATTGCTACAGATGCTCGTGGTTTGAAAGTTCTATACATTCCTCCTGAGTATATGACTGAGGATGCTAGTGAAGAACAAAAAGCTGTATTCGAATACTACAAAAAGATGATGAACTTGATTCATCGTAGTGAGCAATCAGGGATCATTCTTCCTAATGCTTACGATGCTGATAGTAAAGAAGCAATGTTCAAATTAGAACTTCTTGGTGTTCAAGGGCAAAAGACAGTTGATACAGATGCAGTTATTCAACGCTATGTAAAAGAGATATTAACATCTCTCTTTGCAGATAGCTTGTTACTAGGTCAATTAGATAATGGCAGTAATGCTCTTGCTGATAGTAAATCAACATTAGTTGGTATGTACGTTGAGTCAAAGCTTCTTGAGATTAAAGATCAACTCAATCATCACTTAGTACGTCTCTTATGGGAAGCTAATGGTTGGGATCTTACAGAAGTTCCTGAAATTACTTACGAAGAAATTGATAAGAAAGATTTAGATGTATTCTCTAAGTTCGTACAGCGTATTGCTGCTGTAGGGTATATGCCTAAGACTATTGAAGTGTTCAATGAAATTCTTGAACAGATGGGTTTAGATCCTTTCCCTGATGGAACAACAATAGAAGATATTCTTAAACTATTACCTGAAGATACTTCTGGAAGTGGTGAAGGACTTTCTGAAGGCTTACCGTCAGGAACAGGAAAAGCAACTAAGGGTGGAGATAAATCATCCAATAATGCGAATAATAAATAATGACTAATAAATTTAAAGATAAATTAGATAACACTCCACACCTGATGACAGAGCAAGCCTTTGTTAATTTTGTAGAGTTTTTAAAGTCTAACCCAACTCCAGAATATCTCGCTTCTTTAGTAACAGAAGATTCTTCCTCTGAACTTGCTAACTATAACCCTGATACAAAAATTGGTGTTATCCCAATTCAGGGTTCTTTGGAATACCGTACTGAGTGGTATCACCGATATGGTTATGGTACTTCATATGAAATGATTTTAGATCAAGCAGAAGCATTTGCTGAAGCCGGTGCTAAGACTTTCTTATTAGACGTATCGAGCGGTGGAGGCGAGGCATATTCCATGATGGAGACTGGCGACACTTTACGTAAGATTGCAGACGCTAAAGGAATTAAAATCATTGCTTATGTTGATGGTTATTCTGCTTCTGCTGCTTACGGTATCACTTCTCAAGCTGATGAAATCATTGCTAACCCAATGTCAGAAGTTGGTTCTGTTGGTGTTGTAGTTCGTTTACGTAATGTAAATAAAGCAATGCAAGAAGCTGGTGTTGAAGATACTTACATCTATGCAGGTAAGAATAAAATTCCTTACAAAGCAGATGGTAGTTGGAGAAAAGAATTTGTAGATGATATCCAAGCAAAAGTGGATGCTCTATACGAAGAATTTACGAATCATGTAGCGGCTAACCGTGAAATGTCCGTAGAGGCAATTAAGTCAACTGAAGCTGCTACTTACTTAGCTAAGGATGCATTGGAGCTTGGTTTAATTGATAGTGTGATGACTCACGAAGAGTTCTCCACATATTTAGCTGACTATGTTCAGAAAAAACAAGAGACCCCCATGTTTAACATGAAAAAACTTAAACTCAATTCCGAACAGGAAAAGGTAGAGATGCAAGAACTCGATCAAGCAAAAGCTGAGTTGTCAGATCTTCAAGTTAAGTTGACATCAGAACTAGAAGCTAAATCAGCTCTCGAAGGTACTGTAGCAACACTAGAAGCCTCACTCACTGAATTAAAAACCAAACTGTCTGTATTTGAAGAAGCACAAGCTAAATTAGAAGCTGATAAAGAAGCTCTAGAGAAAGCTCAAGCTGATGCAAAACTTGCAGAACGTAAAGCTAAATTAACCGATGTACTCCCAGCAGATAAAGTAGAAGAAGTATTAGCTACTCTTGCTGACACATCAGAAGCAGTATTCTCTCTTGCTATTGCAGGATATGAATCAGCTAAAGCCCAAACTCTAGCCAGTGCATCTTTTAATGAGATTGGTGGCGAAGGTGAAGCAGTAGATCATGGTAAGCCAGATCCAGTGAAAGCCCATATTGAATGGCAAAAGAAAAATAAACCACATCTTAACAAATAAGAATAGAGAATAAAAATATATGACTATGACTACTCTCCCCTTCAATCGTCAAAGTGATTTGGTACTTGAAGAAGATAAAAACTGTGTACGTACTCAACGTAAAGTGATCTTACTTAACCTTACTGCTAGTGAATTGGTTAAATTAGGTCAAGTTGTTTACCGTGCTAAAGGCACTAACCCAGATGCTCCTTATTCTAAAGTAAGTGCTTCTGGTCAGTTGGTGACTACTAACGAATTCGCTGTTGTATTTGGTGATCGTCTTGAGTTTAAGGAATCTTTCCTTGCACCTACTTCAGGTTTCGCTACTACCCCAGCTATCTCCTATACCAATGGTTTCGGTGGTCAGTTGATCCTTCGTAGCACTCTTCCAGATGCACTTTTAACTGCTGCTGGTTTGAACGCTGCAAACATCGCTACTTTGAAGTTGCTCCTTGAGAATCAAGGCATTTTCTTCGCTACCGACCTTTAATAATAATTAATTTTAAAAGAGAATAAATAATATGGGTATTGGTCTTTTACCTGCTGGTGCAGTGAATTATAACTTCAATAAAGTTTCAGATTACACAGAAGCTCTTTATAACATCCCCAATGAGTGGTACTTGTTTGAAGATCTGAATCTTTTTGAAGAAGATCCTCGCACACAGACAAACATCGTAGTACCAATCTATGATGAAGTACAATCTATCATCCGTGATAAAAACTGGGATGCACGTCCTGATTCATTGAAGCGTGGCACTCGCCGTGTTCTTAACTTTGATACTCCTCACTTCCCAGTAAGTGAATCAATCATGCCTCGTGACACTGCTGGTATTATCGATTTTATTGATTGGAACAAAGGTGATGGTGTAAACCTCGAATCAATCGCTCGTCTCCGTGATGAGAAAATGAAACGTTTGAAGTCTTCTTTGAACCGTACTAAAGAAATTGCTCGTGCTCAATTGATCACCACTGGTACTGTGTATGCTCCAGATGGTACTTTGGCTCAGTCTTATGGCAACACTATCAACTGGTACACTGAGTTCGGTGTTGCTCAAACTGTTATCGTAACTCCTCTTGGTTCTTCTGCTGTTGACCCACGTCAATACTGGGAAGCTGCTACTGCTGGTGTTCAAGATGGTTTGTTGACTGGTAGTTACTTTGATTACTTGTTGGCTGTGTGTTCTCCTGAATACTTCCAAGCTTTGATCACTAACGATTACTACAGTGATAACGAAAAACAAAATGCTGTTATCGGTAATCGCCGTTTAGAGCGTCGTCTTACTGCTGCTGGTTTGCCAGTAGATATCCGTTTCCGTTCTATCGAAATCGACGGTATTGTGTTCGTTGAATATCGTGGTAAGAAACCAGACGGTACTCAAATTATCCCAGCTGGTAAAGCATTCTTGTTCCCAATTGGTGTTGAAGATATGTTCAAAACTTTCTTCGCTCCTGCTGTTGGTAAGTTCGCATACCAAAACAAAACTGCTGAGAAGCTGTATGTTTGGGAATCAGTAAAAATTGATGCAGATAATCAAGAAATTCGTTATGACGCTGAGTCTAACTTTGTTAACTTCTTGGGTCGTCCACAAGCATTGATCCAATTGTCATTGACCTAATAATTAATGATAACTAACAGAGGGAAGGTTGTAAGACTTATCCCTCTATCTCTTATCAAGTACAGGATATAAATAATGGCTTGGGGTAATAAAACAATTAACGGTTCTGACATCCGTAATGGTGTTTGGAAGACGTTAGATCGCTTGCTAGGTGCTAAAGGCACTCCTGCTGGTACAGGCGTTACAGTAGTAGAGAGTTTAGGTAAAACTATTATCACTCTTACTAACGTAGCTGTACCTACAGTAGATGCTGGTGCAGCTGGTGCTCAAGGTTCTTTAAAGATCTATGACTTTCCTGAAGGTCTTTTAGATTTCCGTGGTGGTGTTACAAATATTAATTTAACAGCAGTTGGTGCTGGTATTGCTGCTACATCTACTGTAATCGCATCTGTTGGTACAGCGGTGGCTGGTGCAGATTTAACACTATCTGGTACTGAAGCTGATTTGGTTCCATCTGGTTCTGTAACTTTAGTTGCTAGTGCTGGTGCAATTAGTCAAGTTAGTGCTACAGCAAACGCTGTTATCTTTGATGGTACAGCAACAGCTAAAGATGCTTATTTGAACTTTGTAGTTGATGCTACTGGTTCTACAGCAAACGCTTCAATTACTGTAAGCGGTACTATCACATTAGCATGGAATATCATTGCTGATAAGTAATAAGAAAAATAAATAATAAGGTTGTGTTTTATGGCTCTCACAAATATTGAAAAGGTTAGATTAAATGTTGGAGATAGAGTGGAGCCATATTTTGTCTCTGATGATGAAATAGAATCATTTCTAGAAGAGTACGGTGATAACATCCGTAAGACTTCAGTTCAAGTTGCTACTTGTATTTTATTTTACTTAGCATCTAATCCAAGTGTTTACAGAGAAAGAACTGGAGAAGAAGAGGTTTATACAACTGATCCTTTCAAAGCATACAAAGAAGCTTTGATGATGTTTATAAAGAATCCTCAAACATATTTAGGCGGTATTATGCCTTACGCTGCTGGATTAACAAGATCTGATGCAGCTATATACAATACAAATAGAGATAACAATTTGGCTGGTACTAGTTTACCTAACAATGTTAATTCAGTAAGAAACGTAGATGATTATTTTCCTTATTGCAGTCCAGTACCAGTAATAGTACAGGAGTAGATAATGCATTGGGAAGAGAAAACTAAGAATTTAGATAAGCTATTAGCGAATATGCACAAGCTAGCTAGTAAAGAAGTTAATGTAGGATTCTTCGATGATAAATATGGAGATGATAATGATAACTTACCAGTAGCTCAAGTAGCTCAATGGCAAAATGATGGACATAAAGCTGGGGTATCTTTTGCTCCACCTAGACCTTTCTTCACTATGGAATTTGCTTCCAGAGTAACCAGTAATAAATATAAAAGACCTATGGGAAAGATGATCCAACAAGTAATGGATAGTCAACTTACTCCTCATGCTGGTTGTAAGAAACTAGGCATAGGTTTAGAAATGGAGTTACAAGATATTATTGAACATGGCGACATGTTTAAAGCCAACTCACAAAGATGGGCCGATGAGAAAAGAAAGTACATGGGTCAATATATACCTCCATTGAATTTTACTGGAAAAATGAAAGAGTCTGTTAAATATAAAATAGTCAATAGAAGAGGAACACAGTAATGCCTAGACGTACTAGCAAGTTCTTCTCTTTAACAGGTAAAGTAAAATTACAAATAAGAAGATCTCAAGGTGGAGGTGAGCATAGTGATATCACAGGACTATGGGAACCCTCCCCTAAAAAGATAGTTGAGATAGAAGCTAACGTACAACCCTTTAAGTTCTCGCAGACAATGTTGTTATCTGAAGCAGATAGAACTAAAGAATGGTTAAATGTTTGGTCAGAAAATGAGATTAAGAAAGCTGAAGATGGTGATTCAGGTATCGAAGCTGATGTCTTTATCTATCGAAATAAAGTTTATAAAGTAATGGATGTTAAAGTTTGGACAATGGGTGTGTTAGATCATTATCACGCTCATGCAGCATTAGATAGTCCAACACCTTGGGAGAAATTAGATGGATAGTAGTTACTCCCAATTAATGCAAAGTGTTATGACAGCCACTAAATCTATTTTCCCTGATAATAAAGTTATAGTTGCAAATCAAAGTGAAAATGAACCTGATGGTCCTTATGTAGCTTTTAGTGTAATCAGAGATACACAGATAGGTTTAAGTTATCATGATACCCAACTTAGCAGCTCAAATATAAATATTACCAGAGCTAACTATGAAGTATTAATTCAATTTAGTTTTGTTTCCAGAGAGATGTATGTATCTGGGGATATGGTTAAAACCTTTATACAAGCATTAAGTGCTCCTCCTACAAGAGAGATATTCAGAAAGAATAAACTCTCAAGATCTTCTGCAAGTCCTAGCAGATATGTCCCCAGTAAAAGAGAATCCACTTGGGTTCATTATCATCTTGTCGATGTTACCTTCACTTACTCTGTAGAAACAAGACAATCAATGATTCCTATTGTCACTGCTGAAATAACAGATGACATAACGGGCACCGTATACACAGTTCCTCCTGATGTAGTAATACCATAAAAACAATCACAAATTTAATTATCCGAACAGGAAAAATAAATGTCACAATTAGATCAAACCGTTCAGGTTAACATCACAAGAGAAACTACAGCTGTAGCTCGTGCTGCCTTTAATGTCCCTTGCTTTGTTAGCTCACATACCGCCTTTTCAAATCGTACTAAAGAATATACTTCACTAGAAGCTGTAGCAGCTGATTTTAATTCTAGCTCTAGTGCTTACGTAGCTGCTCAGAAATACTTTGGACAAGAGCGTAGACCTCCTAAGATAGTTATTGGTCGTCGTCAAATCGACTCAGTTAACGTTACAGTAGCAAGTGTTGTTGTTGGTGATGTTTATACTATCACTGTTAATGGTGTTGCAATGAGCTATACAGCACAAGCTGCTGCTACTCAACAAACTATTATTGACGGTATCGAAGCTGCTTTTGGTGCTGCTTCTCACGTAGGTACTACACTCACTGATAACACTGGATCATTCACTGTTGCTGTTACAAGTGCTGGTGCAGCTTGGAGCTTTAAAGCTTCTTCTAATCTTACAGTTACTTTAGTTTCTGCTACAGAGTCTTGGGCAACTACATTAGATGCTGTTAAAGCTTCCTCTAGTGCTTTCTACGGCCTTAACACTGAAGACCATACTGACTCATCTATCCTTGCTATCGCAGCTTGGGCAAATGCTTCTAACGTATTGTACGGAGTATCTTCTTCATCTGCTGCTATTAAAACAAGTGCTACAACAGATATTCTTTCTCAGCTTAAAGCTTTGAATTACTCTCGTGTATTCTTACTGTGGTCTGCTAATGCTGATACACAATATCCTGAAGCTGCTTGGATGGGTGATCGTTTACCACCTGTTGCTGGTACTGCTCAATGGAGTTATGCAACTCTTCAAGGTGTTACTGTTGATGTTCTTAGTGATGATGAAATTGCTAACATTGAAAGTAAAAATGGTAACTACTACATTGTAATTGCTAACGTACCTGTAACTAAGAAAGGTAAGTTGGTAAACAATAGTTTCATTGAAGAAACAATGATTGTTGATTGGACTAAATCACGTATCCAAGAACGTTTGTTCTTCCGTTTAGTGAATAGTTTGAAATTACCAAGTGATAATCCCGGTCTTGCAGTAATTCAATCTGATATTTATTCAGTATTGCAAGAAGGTGTACGTAACACTGCATTCGCTTCTAACCCAGCACCTTATGTATACGTCCCTGATATTCTAGACATTGATCCTAACTTAAGAGCACAAGGTATCGTAACTGGTATTAAGTTCAAAGCTCGTATGGTTATCGGTATTGTAGAGATTCAGATTGACGGTACTGTAGTAATTTAATAAATAGGTGAACTAATAAAATGTCAGATAATTTAAATATATATTCTCCTAACGAGATTACTGTAGTACTTACACGAGCAGATGGTTTCTCCCATGTTGTTGGTGGCTACTCAGAAGATGCAATGATTAGTGTTGAGCCTTCAGCTGAAGCATTAACTCTTTATACATCAGCAGATAATAAATCAACATTATTGTTTAACTCAAACAACTCAGCTACAGTGATGATTACTTTAAATCAAACTTCAGCAAGCAATGATATCTTCTCTGCATTGTATGAAGAAATGAGACAAAGTAAGAATGCTTCTAAATTGTTTAGTGTAATGATTAAAGATTTGAATGGTCGTAGTATGTATGAGTGTGCTCAAGCATTCATTGGTAAACGTCCTAATGCTTCTTATGCTAACTCAATGCAAAATAGAGATTGGACTTTGTTGTGTCCTGATATGCGTCAGAACAGTGGTGGTAATGCTAGATTCTCTCCTGCTGATCAAGCAGCTGTAGAACTTCTTGGTGTCACTGTAGAAGATCGTTGGGCTTCAAACTAAGTAAATACATTGGGCTGTGAAAGCAGCCCTTTATTATAAGAGATAATTATGGCATTAAGTATTTACAGTCCTGCGGATATTATTGTCGTAATCGGAGGAGTTTTAAATGTAGGTGGTTATGTTGCTGGTACATTCTTGGAAGTAAACAAAGATCTTCCCCCATACCAAGCTAGACGATCTCCTGATGGAACAACTTCAAGGCTTTACATAAAAGATAGGACATACACAATTAAATTCACATTAGCTCAGTCTAGTGAATCGAATGATGTTCTTACAAGAATTCAACAGTTAGATGAGATAACTCAATTAGGTTATTTCCCCTTATTATTAAAAGATGCCAAAGGTAGTTCATTATTATTCTCTCCAACAGCTTGGATTGAGAATGTAGCTACACAAACTTATGGTACAGGTATGGAACCTCGTACATGGAATATCAGAGCTATTAATTGCGTTAACCATGTAGGTGGTAACGGAGGTTCAGATAATTTGTACGACGATCTGCTTAAAACAGTTTTATCCGCTGCTCCTGTATTAGGAGATTATATTGGGGATTTAAATTGACAATAAATACATATAGCCCTTCTGATGTAGATCTATTTATAGATGGTTATCAGGTTACAGCATGGGAAAAGATCTCTATTAAAAGAGACAGAGATAGTTACACACAAATATCTGGTATCCGTGGAAAAAATACTCGCGTTAGAAATTATGACAAGGCAGCAACTATCACACTAAATGTTCTTCAGACTTCAGAGACACATGACATTCTCTCGGAGATACACAGACAAGATACATTAGATAATGATACAGATGAGACTGCTACAACAGATAACGCAAGATTAGTAATAACACTTAAAGACAGAAGTGGAACAAGTGCATTCCAATCAGAGGATGCTTACATTGCAGGATATCCAGCCTTAGAATTCTCTCAAGATTTCTCAGATAGAGTTTGGACAATCCGTTGCTTAACAACAAACATATTCAGAGTAGGTGGAAACCTTAGACCTTCCACAGCGCTCTTAGATAGTATATTTAACGTAGGTTCATAATGAGTGTATTAACAAGTAGTAGAGAAGAGAAAGAAATTACATTACCTAGTGCTAAAGGTGATCAGAAATTTGTAATTGTTCAGTATGACGCTTTTAGTGGTATTAAGTATCAACGTCAATTGATTAAGATTCTCCAACCTTCCTTCTCTGCATTGATTGCCGCTGCTGGTAATAAAGATGGTGGCAGTAATCTAGAAGTATTAGCTATTGAAAAGTTCATGGAAAACATTGATCAAGTAGATCCAGCTTTCCTTAAAGAATTAGTAATGAAAGGTGCTATGAAAGAAGGTCGTGTAGCGATTAACTTCGAGAATGACTTTGCTGGTAATTATGGTGTTTTATTTGCATTAATCGTTGAACTGGTGATGTTTAACTTTTCTGACCTTTTTCAACTACTCGGTTCGGGTCCACAGTAATCTCAGCTGAACCGAGTAAGAGACCTAGTAGACTACAGAAACAAATAGCTGATGAGTTCTCAATGGACTTGGATATTTTTAAAGTAGTCACTTCGGAGCTTAACCTAGCTACTCTTGGTGAATTAAAAACAGTAAGGTCAGTTAAAGATCTTAGAGATTACATTGAGATTATAGATGTTCACCAAGCACTTGAACAAGAGCGAGTAAATAATGAGAATAAAAAACCGAGGTAGTCCATAATGGCGGCTACAGAAATTTCATCCTATTATGCCAAGTTTGGTTTCAAGATAGATAACGCTAGTGTTAGTGCTTTAAATAGAAAGATCACTGATGTAAAAAATAATATATCAAGACAGCTTAACCTGAATATCAGAATCAATAGATTTACGATTGGGCAAAGAGATTTAAACAGAGCTATACAAAGAGCTGTTAATGAGTCAGGAGGAATTAGATTACCTATTAACTCTTTCTCTGTGAATGCTGTAGAGTTGAGAAGATCAGTACAAAGAGCTTTCAATACTGGTGTTACTTTAAGAGTTAACGCAATAGCTAACAACTCCTCTAATAGAACAGCTTCTAATGCCTCAAACAACAGCTACAGAGGTGGTACATCTAGTTACTTAGGTAGATACGGTATTGGAGCATTGGCTGGCGTTGGTGCTGGCTATGGATTGATGGGTATTAACCAAAGATCTGAAGACATTCAGTCATCTAAGGTTGCTCTAAATACTATCACTAAAGGTAGAGGCGTAGATGCATTTCAATGGTTAAAGAACACTGCTAATGCTCAAGGTTTTGATTACACAAATCAATTACCTGTATTCCAAAGCTACATGGGTGCTTCCATAAATAAGCAAGGTTATGATAAATCACTTCAAAGTTTTAGTGATATCAGTCAGTACGGTTTAACTCGTGGTGCTGACAGGGTTGGACTAGAACGTGCTATGAAAGCTATAGGCCAGATGTGGTCTAAAGGAAAAATAACGGCTAAAACTTTGGTCGCCTTATTGGTAACAGTAAGGGTAATACTACTTTAATTGCGGGAAACTCCTAAAGACACTATGCTAAAAAGTAATCTTAACAGATAAGCTTGAATGCTATAAAAAGTTAGTGTATGATACCTCATTTAACTAAAGAGGTTTGAAATGGACAATCCGCAGGTAAGGGTCTCCGAGGAGATTTTTAAAATACACCCAATCTATACAAGATTAGAAGTAGGGTGTTATGGTACTATAAGAGATAGTAAAACACATACCATAAGATATACTAACATCGGTAAGTCCGGTTATTATGTATTTCTTTATAAAATAAAAGGTAAGCCAAAAGGCTTAAAAGTTCATAGATTAGTTGCTGAAATGTTCCTAGAACCACCTCCCCCAGATTTAATTGAAAAATGTTCTAAAGAGCATTGGGGCGTAGTGTTAGTTAAGCATTTAGACAATAACAAACTTAACAATTCATATTTAAATTTACAATGGTCAGATACTGCTGGTAATAATAAGCAAGCATATGACGATGAGTTAGTCCCTTATCTTAAAGGTGAACTAAATGGTAGGTCTAAATTAACAGATGAATTTGTACATTCATTATGCCTAGATTACCAAAATGGTATGAAGCCTAAAGATGCTGTTGTTAAGTATGGGATATCAGAGCAACAAGCAACTAAGATAAGAGCTGGACATGCGTGGAAACATATTTCTTCTCAGTATCAAATAAAAGTCAACAAGAGATCAAACTCCAACGATCAGTCAGTAATGACGTAGCTTCAAGTGAAGCGAAATGGGTAGAACCCCACCATCGAAAGATGAGGGTTAAGATATGATCTGATCTGCATGGAAACATGCAGCAGCTTGAATAAAGCGGATAGTAATTAACGACTACTATTGAACATAATGGAAGAATTAAATAACCAACTAGCTGAAGCTCAAGGCTTCTCTGGAGCTAAAGAAGTATTATCTCTTGCCTACCAAGAATCTAAAGGAGGTAACCTAACAGGACAAAAAGCTGAAGCTGAATTACTAGCCCAAATGAAAAAGGGTAATGTAATTGCTGAGAAAGTTCTTCCGATATTCTCTAGAATGTTAGGGGAACAAGCAGCTGGTGGACGTGAAGCTTACCTAAACACTACAGGTGCTCAACATAACAGATTTAAGAATGCTTTAAGTAGTTCAATTGAAACCTTTGGTATGGGTGGATTTGACAAAGGGATGACGAATTTCTTTAAATTCATGGCAGATTTCCTCACTAAACATTCTGAAGATATTCGTAATCTTGGTAAAGCATTTCTTGATTTAGAGAAAGCATTTGAAAGAATTGTACAAGGTGCTGCTCCTTTGGCTGCTTTATTGCTCCCTTTGTTTGCACTATTGGGTACAGGTGTTGGTAAGATAGCATTACTGATTAGTGTTCTTGATGATCTAAGTGTATTCGTAAGAGGTGGTGATAGCGTACTAGGAGATCTAGTTAACTTCCTTACTGAATTGACAGGTTTGAACTATAATGCAATCGCTGTAGGACTGGGGGTAATCGGTGTAGCTGTAACAGCTGCCTTCTCTCCTATGATCGCTGCAATCGCTGCTGTAGGCGCTTTAATCGAGGCTTACAAGTATGTACAAGGTCTTAAGAATCAAACTGCTCCAACTGCTCCTCAAGTAGGTGCTCCTAGCATAGATGATATCAATAAGTTCTCATCCATCAACCTAGCTAAAGCAACAGAAACTAATACTGGTGCATTTGGTAAAGGATATGCTTGGTTAAGATCTGCAACTAACGCTGCTGGTAATGCTACAGGATTAAGTTTTGATAACATCCGTGGTTATCAGTATGCAGATAGAAGTACAGTTCAGAAATTACAGGCTGCTTTAAGAGATGGGACCATAACTGAAGATGAACAAGATCGTTACTTCAGGGCAATGGGAACTGGAATGATGAGTGGTGATCAAGTTCTTAGTAACTTATCAATGCTTGGTTCTAAACGTAATAATCCAAATATATTCCCTTCACAACAAATACCTCCAATTGAATTATATCTTAATGGTACTTTCGATAATCAGAAGGTAAACGTATTGGATATTATTTCTCAATTCTCTTCAAAAGATTCTCAACCTAAAGATCAAATAGGAGCAACCCCGTGAGTTTAGCAATCAAGTTTGGGGATGACTCTTTAGATGGTAGTTCCACCAACACATCTGGATTTATCTATTTAGATGCTGTAACAAATTACACCAGAGAATACACCGGTACTGTCACATCTCATCCAATTGGTAGTGGTGGAAATATCTCTGATCACTTTATTAGAAATAATCCTATATACAATATCACTGGAGTTATTTCAGGGGCTGATATATCAATTGGTAAAGAACAGATTAGAGGTGAGAGTAATAACCTTCCTTTAAATGTTAATGCTTCTGACATACCTTCAGTGAGAATTAAAGGTAACAATAGTGATCTTCTAAGTTTACTTCCTGATAGCATCTCAGCATTCTTTGTAGATGCAGGAAGTTCTGTAATGACAGCTTCCTCTAATACAAGACGTGATGTATTAAATACTATTAGATTGTTGTTAGAAGGTTTGTTTGAGAAAGATGGTTTATCATTAATAACTTTGTATGAATATAAAAATAATAAGTTAGATAAATTCATAGACCCTTTGGTAATGAAGTCTCTTACATTTAGTGAAGATCCTGAAAGTGGTTTAGCTTTGTACATCACTATGAGTTTAGAGCATGTAACTTTCACTGAACTTAAAAGAACTGTGATTGATCAGAAAGAAGTAGCTAAATTAAAACCTGCTAATGTATCTGCTCCTGTGAAAAGTCAAGCTGCTCCTCTAACAAATAAAGGGTATAAACCTAATATCTTATTACAGTCTGATGAAGAGAAAGCTCGTATTAAAGCGGAAGTAGATAAGAACAAAAGTATATTAAAGACAGGATTAGATCTATGAGTACTAATTATGAAGTTATGTATTTATACACTGATCCTTATTACACCTACTCCTTCTCGTTAAATAAAGTTTCTTATAACTTCGTATTCAGATGGTCAACTCGTGAAAGATGTTGGTATATGGATATCAATACAAGTGACAATGTTCCAATCATTGTTTCTGTGAAGTTAGTTCCTAACTACCCAATGTTAGATGGATTAGTGCTAGGGGATTTAGATGGAAACTTTTATTTAATACCTCTAGTTGAAGATAACATTTATAAATACGAAACCGATCCTGAGAATATCGCTGAATACTTCCAGCTCGTCTATATTTATGAAACATAATGAGAGTTAACAATGGCTGATAATTTACAAATCAATAGGTGGTATGAATTAACTATTGGTGATGGCAATACCTTTGAAGCTGTTGTTATAACTCCTCCTATGAACTTAACATTCTCAGTGAATAAAAGTTCTACAGCTTTGAAGAAACAAAATAGTGCTGAGATAGAAGTGTACAATCTTCCAGAAGAAGCACTTAAAGTATTAGAGAAAGATTATCCAGTTGCTTTCCTTAAAGCAGGGTACGCTAAACAAGAAATTATAACCTTAATTAAAGGAGAGATAGTTTCTGTTTCTACAAGAAAACAAGGTCCAGATCTTGTAACACAAATATTAATGGGTAGTGGTTATGTAGCATTAAACCATGAGACTGTCCAAGCTGTTGTGCCAGAAGGTAAGACAGTAAAAGAAGTGATAGAAACACTTCAAAGAGAAATGACTGGGATAAGTAAAGGTGTATTCTCAGGTTTCAATATAAATAATAAAGTGTTGTACGGTTACTCTATGAGTGGTACAGCAAGAGAAACATTAGATAACATCTGTAGAACTTACAACCTAGATTACAACATAGATAATGATGTTCTTTACGTACATGATGCTACAGGAACATTAGATGAAAACTATGCATTAGCCCCTCTTATCAATGAAGAAAGTGGTTTGATAGAACTACCTTATGAAACAAGAGTTGAAGTTGGATATGCAAAGAAATCTGTAAAGAATAAAGGTGGAGTTCACTTCAAAGTACTTATGAATCCCTCATTGAGAGCCGGAAGTATCGTTAAAATAGAAAGCTCTACAATTAACGGTTGGTACAAGATTAGTGACCTAAGACATTACGGTGGTAATCGCACTAATGATTGGTACACTGAATGTAAGTGTGAAGATAAAGAAAGAACAGTAGATAATACATTGGACGAAGAAGATGAGTAAAGAGTGGACAGAATTATTAATAAAATCTTTTCAACATCAGATTCATGATGTCTACACTTCAATCCCTTGTGTCATTATCAATATTAAAGACATCAATGAACAAAGAGTAGATGTACAACCTGCAATAAATATAATCACTCCAGAAGGAGATTATAAGCCTCATCCCCCTATCCTATCTGTTCCTGTGATGTTCCCCTCTACCAGTACAAGCGCTCTTACATTAGAAATCAATACTGGTGATGAAGTGTTATGTACATTCAGTCATCGTTGTATTGATCTGTTTAAGAATCAAGGTGGGATAGTTAATCCGATTGATTTACGTAAGTTTGATAAAAGAGATGCTGTAGCAATCGTAGGTTTATCTTCATTCTCTAAAGCAGCTAATCAACCATCACGTAGAACCTTAGCTCATAATCCAAGAGATGTAGTGTTAGCTCATAACATTGGAACAGCTAATGAAGTGGAAGTGAGATTAGGGAAGGATGGAAGTGTATCTATTACCACAACAGGTAAGATAACTATTAATGCCGATGAAGCTGAAGTTAAAGCAAACACAGTCGATATCACTGCTAGCACTTCTACAGTCAATGGTAACTTGGTTGTTAATGGCAATATAGATTCAAGTGGAAGTATTACAGCTCCTACTATTACTGGTGGTGGAAAATCGTTATCTACACATACCCATTCTGGTGTTGAATCCGGTGGCGGTACTTCCGGTCCCCCAGTTTAATTAGAGAATACAAATGACAATAAAAACTGGTAAAGGATACCCTGTAATTATTAAAGAAGGAGAAAAGTTTGGAAAACTTACTTTGTTGAGGGAAGTGGGAAGAACAGGAAAATCTAACGTAAGAACTGTCGAGTGTAAATGTGAATGTGGAAACTTAAAGATAGCTAGGTATAGCCACCTCAAAGATGGAAATATTAGAAGTTGTGGTTGTTTAGGAGGCAAAAATATTTCTCCTGAACAAAGAGAGATTAAAGTTAAAGAAGCTCTAATCAATAGTGAACTAATCTTATTAAATAACCATCCCCCAATATTAAAACCACAGCAACTTTTACATTTACTTTGTAAATCTTGTGATGGTAAGTCTAAGAAAAGAATGGATACTATTGTCAGAGAGGGAGTGGTTTGTATCCCTTGCAATTTAAAGAAAAGACTAATTTCAGACGAACCTGTAAAAATAGAAAGAATAAAGTCCACACTATCTTCAACATCCCTTAAATTTATATCCAAAGTGCAAGATAAACCTTTAATGGATAAACATAAAGTTAATTTGGAATGTAGTGTTTGTAAACAAATAACAAAAAGATCATTCTCGGCAATCATGCAGAATAAAGATGATTGTCCTTGTAGACCTACTAGTAATTTTAAGGAATTTGAACCCTCTCATCTTTATTTATTAACTATAAAAGATAATTCAGGGATAGTGGGTTATAAGTATGGAATAACTTATAATTTAAATAAGAGATTAGTTGCTCTTAATTATAATAACAATCAAAATTTGAATCTACTAGTGTCTTGGGATTACTCTGAAGGTAGGTATGCTAGAAAGCATGAGAAGGTATTCAAAGATTTATTTAAGCCTATATTCACTAAAAACACTTTAGAAGATGGTTATACGGAGACTTTTGATAAGGAACTTATTTCCACTTTTCTAGTTATTCAAAGCTCACAGTATTCCCACTATCTAGGTTTAAATAATGACTGACATTTTATTAGATCCCGAAACCCATGACACACTATTCATTAACGGAACAACCCCCGTTACTTATGAAAATAGACTGACGGTCGCCCAAAGACTGAAGATTAAATTATTGACGTTTAGGGGTGAGTATTTTCTCAATACTACGGAGGGGATACCATATTTCCAAACCATATTCAAACGTGGTGTGAGTAAATCAACAATAGATACAATCTTCCAAGAAGCTATTCTTAGTGAACCAGATGTTCTTGAAATCATAGAATTCAATTCAATCATTGATGTTCAAACCAGAACTTACCAGTTAAGTTTTAAAGTAAGAACCAATGTAAATCAAATAACAAATTATATAGACATTCTTCTTGGAGCATAATCTGAATGAGTGGATTAACAGCAGAAGGATTAGTAATCCAAAGACTGAGTGATATCCTTGCAGCTAACAGACAAAAAGCTGTTGAGTTGTTTCAAGAGTTAGTTCCAGCTGGTGAAGTAGTTGATACTGGAGATAACACTACCATTGGTAGATTGATAGGTGTAAGTGCCCCATCAATAGCTGATTTATGGGAAGCCCTACAACAAGTAGATAGTGCATTTGATCCAGAGAAAGCTACAGGTTTAGCATTAGATAAATTAGTAAAACTTGGTGGATTAACCAGACAGCAAGAAGAAAGAGCTACAGCTCAAGCTATCCTTACAGGAGATGGTAGTGTTGTTATCCCTTATAATAGTGCTGTACGTGGAACAGGTACTAACTTGTTATGGCGTACTAGAAGCCCTGTTACGCTGTCTACAACTCTCTCCAGCGGTATTTACATTACAATAGGTACTGTGAGTAACAGCACAGTCTATTCTGTCTCCTACACGACTGTAGACGGTACAAAGACATGTTCTTATACCAGCGATGGTAGTGCTACAGAGTTAGAGATAGTGAATGGTTTAAAAGCTGCTTCGCTAATTGCACCACATAATGATTATATTACTGTAAATAATGTTGGAACTACTAATACCTTACAAGTGCAAAAGAAAGATCCTTACTCTTTCAGTACATTCACCAAGACAGCTAATATCAATATCACTAAATATCAACGTGTAGTTGAATTACAAGCTGAAGAAGCGGGTGAAGTAGATCAACCAGTCAACACTATTACAAATATTGCAACTCCTGTATTAGGTTGGGATAGCGTATATAACTACACAGTTGGTGTAGGTGGTAATGGTACTGAGACAGACGATGAACTTCGTATTCGTTTCAGGGATACTAAGTATGAAAGAGCTAGTAATATTTTAGAGGCTTTATACTCAGCATTAATTAGTGTTGAAGGTGTTACAGAAGTTGTTATTTATGAAAATGATACTGATGCAACAGACTCTGATGGAAGACCAGCTCATAGCTTTATGCCTATTGTTGTTGGTGGAGATACAGCTACACTAGCTAAAACTATTTGGGAGAATAAACCACTAGGTATTCTTTCATATCAAATACAAGCTCCAGCTACAACCTATCCAACAGGGTATACGACAATATTTGATAGTCAAGGCTTCCCTCACTTTATTGGATTAAATAGACCAGTTCCAACAGCCTTGTATATTAGTATGTCTTTGCTTAAAACAACTGGTGTATACCCTGCTGATGGTGATGCTCAAGTAAAACAAGCTTTATTGGATTACTTGGAAGAGAACTTTGGTATTGGGGATGACATTGTTTATAGTAGATTGTATACACCCATTAATAGTATTGTAGGTCATCAAGTAAATGCTTTAACAATTGGTACGTCTCCTTCCCCAGCAGGCACTTCTAATATTGTAATTCCTTTCAATGGTATCTACACACTAGATCCCGCAAATATAATTATAACTACTGTGTAATATTATGGCAGATCTAACTCCTTTTGAGATGAAAGATTATCTTGCAGAAGCAAGAAGTAGAGTGACTTTTCAATTTAAAGATCAACCAGTATTTGATAAGTATTTACAATTGATGATTAACTCTCAAATTGAGATTCAAAACACACTAAGAGATTTAATGCAACTACGGGATGTTGATACTGCTGTAGGTGCTCAATTAGATGTTATTGGTAGGATAGTTGGACAAGAGAGGGAACTGGTAGCAGCAGAGTTATATGAATACTTTGGTTTCCAAGGTGCTGTTGGTGCTCAGTCAATGGGACAATTTGGTACAGCTCTTGGTGGTTATTTTAAATCAGAAAATACTCCTGCTGGTAAGAACGTTCCTCTTGATGATGACAACTATCGTAAATACATTAAAGCTAAGATATTTAAAAATATAACAGCCTCTACTCCGGAAGAATTTATTACTGTAGTGAATCTTATATTCAATACAACACAAGCTTATGTAGAAGAACATGAAGAAGCTAGTTTTACTTTATATTTTGGTAGGCCAATAACAGAGTTTGAAAAATCACTCTTAAACTACGTATCTTATAAACAATCATATCCAACAAGATTACTTCCAAAAACAGTAGGCGTATCTATGATACTAGATTATACAGGCATACCTGATTTCACAGGAGCCAGTGGATACGGTGTAGGTTACGGTGAATCTTATGGTAGTTAATAGAGAAAAAATAAATGCCAATATTTAACAAACCAACTAAGATAGAAAAGCTGTGGGCTAGTAATGGGGATATGTCTCCTCCTCCAGATGATAGTAAGATTGCTACAGGGTTTATTGTAGAGATACCTACATTGGAACAATTCAATTACATTGAAAACAAACAAGATGCAATGCTTGCCCATTTAAATCAACGTGGCACAGCAGAATATGATGTTAACACCAATTACTTAGCTGGTAAGAGTTATGTTCAAGCTCCTAGTGGTATAATTTATGTAGCTAAGTTAGATAATGGTCCTGAGACTATTGTCGTAGCTCCAGAAGGGTCTGGATCAAGTCCTACTTATTGGAAGAAAGCTTTTTATTTTACAGATGAGGCATATACATCTGCACAAACAACTGCACTCTTTACATCGAAAGCCGCAAATTTGTCAGATCTCCCGAACGTAAATACTGCTAGGGTTAACTTATCAGTCTACTCTAAAGCTGAAACTGATAATAAATACCCAACTAAGGCCAATAACTTAACTGACTTAGCTAATGGCGGGACAGCCTTCAATAATATAAAGCAATACTCTGCTGAAGGATTCTCAGGTGTCATAAACATCGCTACAGATGCTCAAGCTAGTGCTGGTTCAGATAATACTGTAGCAATCACTCCACGTAAGTTAAGGTTAGGTTTCAGCCTTACCGTAGGGACAATGGGACAGATTAGTTTCCCTACTTGGTTAGGAGGTTTGATTATTCAATGGGGTACTCAATCTGTCAATGCTAACTCAACAGCCAATGCTGCTTTAAGTAGATCATTCCCTAGCTCATGTTTTATGGGCGTAGTAAGTATAGCATCCAGTAATGTGAGTACAGATTTATTTGCTCCTAAAGCATATGCGTTTGCTACAAATTTTATATTGGTAAATACTGGACCCACTGAAAATTTTAGCTGGATTGCTATCGGAAACTAATAAGAGATAATAACAAATGACAATGAAGACAGAACCGTTCTTATCTGGTAAATGGGGATGGGATTTAGGTGAAGGTGATTGGAAAGATGGTGCTGATGAAAACTTCTTGAAGTTTAGTTACATGCTTAATGGGAATGTTGACGGGTTTGTAAGTTCTCTTCCATCTTCACCAATGAATGGTACAGCATATTTCCTTACATCTGATAATACTCTCAATGCACGGATAGATAGTACTTGGTATAAGTTCCCAACTCCGAAAGGTTTTGTAGTCACTGAAAAAGCTACAGGAGCTAAATATGAGTACAATGGGAGTGCTTTTGTATCCACTTTGAATGCTACAGATAAAACTAAGTTAAATGGTATAGCATCTGGAGCTACTGTAAACTCCACAGATGCTTCTTTGAGAGATAGAACCACCCATACAGGTGTTCAGGCTATCAGTACGGTAACAGGATTACAAACAGCATTAGACGCTAAAGCTCCTTTAGATAGCCCTACCTTTACAGGAACTCCTACAGCACCTACAGTGACTGGATCTGATAGCTCAACTAAATTAGCTACTACAGCTTGGGTAAAATCCCTAGGTTATGCTACAAATTCAGCAGTCACTTCTGTTGCTGGTAAAACTGGAGCAGTTACTCTTACTAAGACAGATGTAGGATTGGCTAACGTAGATAATACTGCTGATACAGCAAAGCCTGTTAGTACTCTACAACAAACAGCTTTGGATTTAAAAGCTAATCTAGTTGCTCCTACTTTCACAGGAACTGTGGTATTACCTAGTACAACCAGTATTGGTTCTGTATCAGCTACTGAGATCTCTTATCTTGATGGAGTAACATCTAGTATTCAAGGCCAGATTGATTCTATCACAGGAGTGTCTGGAGGTTATGCTCCAATCAATAATCCCACCTTCACAGGAACAGTGTCTGGTATTACAAAGGCAATGGTTGGATTGGGGAATGTTGATAATACATCAGACCTTTCTAAACCTATTAGCACCGCTACTCAATCAGCTTTAAATGCTAAACAAGCTACTTTAAGTGGCACAGGTTTTGTTAAGAGTACTGCTGGTACTATATCATACGATACTACAGCTTATGCTCCTTTAGCTTCCCCTACATTTACCGGTACAGTTGTATTACCTTCAACAACTTCTATAGGTTCAGTTACATCTACTCAGCTAGGATATTTAGTTAACACAACTTCAGACATCCAAACTCAACTTAATAATAAACAACCTTTAGCTACAGTATTAACTAATACCACTGCATCTTTTACTAGTGCCTTGGAGACGAAGTTAAATGGTATTGCTACAGGAGCAGAAGTTAATGTTAATAGTGATTGGAATAGTGTTAGTGGTGATTCTCAGATACTAAACAAACCAACACTTGGTACAGCAGCAGCAGCTACTTTAACTACTTCAAATAGTGATACCACATCAGGAAGGGTTCTTCGTGTAGGTGATGGGGGTTGGTTGGGCAACACTCCTACCACTATTCCCTCTAACGATTTAGACCTCATTTCAGTCACTGCTGTGTATGGTGCTGATTCAGGCGTCTCTAATCGTCCAACAGGCGCTGGAAATTGGATGGTGAATCATCTAGCTAGAACTTCTAATAATGCTGTTCAAGTAGCGGTGGGAAGGACTACCAGTAGTAGAGGTATGTATGCAAGAGAGTGGGAGTCTGGTGTATGGGGTAGTTGGTATAAATATTTTGGCTCTCACAACTTACTTGATATAGGTACTACTGCAAGTACTGCAAGAACTGCTTTAGAGTTAATAAAGACTACATCCAATACTGATGTTACAGTTGGGAGTCTACCTACAGTTGGTTGGATGGGTTTGGGTGCAACTAGCTCTGGAACAAACATCTCAGTAACAGCAGCTCAACTAAATGCTGTTAGTGCTACAGGTTTCTTTCGTCTGACAGAAGCAATTTCAGGAGAGCTGGATAGTGGTTCTAAGGTAATTCATATTGAAGGTGGAGATAGTGCTACACAATATGCTTCTCGTAGAGCAACAGCTATATACCGTACTCGTACTCGTGTAGGAGATACTTCTACAGGTGTGTGGGGTAGTTGGACTACTCCTTATGATTCCAGTAACTTACTCAACATAGGTACAACCTCTGGGTCAGCTTTAACTGCAATTGGTGCCCAAGCTGCATTAGGGTACACTCCTGTTAATAAAGCAGGAGATACTGGAATTGGAGCTTTAACTGCTACATCTTTTACAGGTATAGGTTCTGGACTAACAGCTTTAAATGCTTCTAATATATCTACTGGCACTTTAGCTGATGCTCGTCTAAGTTCTAACGTGGCTCTTGTAGCAAACACAATCACCAAAGCAACTCCTTCGCAAACTACTCAAGTAATAACACATTCAAGTTCTGGTACTCTTACAATTAACTTAGCAAATGGAACTGATGTTCAGATCAATGTAAGTGCTAATATAACTGGGATTACTTTTACAAATGCCCCAAGCACATCTGAGGCATGGTCTGCAACTCTTGAATTTGTGACTAGCGGTACTAGAACCATATCTTGGCCATCTGGAACTAAATCTGCTGGTGGAACATTACCAACATTAAGTTCAGGAGCTACAGATGTTTTCGTTATCAGAAAAAGAGCAACAGATAATTATATGGTCTTTACTTCCGGTAAAGGTATGGCGTAAGGATTAATTATGGCTTTCAATACATCTGTAAGTTTATTAACGATAAGTTCAATAAATTACAATCCAAGAACTGTAGAACTTGAATACACTACTGTTACTGGAAATCTTAACACTCCATCTTATACTTCCAGAAGTATAGTTTTTGAAACCAGTGGTCGTATTACTACTAAAACTTATATCTGGGATGATGTTGATTTTGGTACATATCATTGGGCAACTCCTTCAGGAAACTCCCACAATCCAGAGGATTATTCATTTAGATATGTGTATGTTTCTGGGTACAGTTTAGCCGGTTCGTCCCCTGCGAATGGAGTTTGGCAAAACGCATCCTCTCCAATGGTTGTTGGTATGTACTCCATACCCTCAACTACGGGTACTTATGAATCAACTTTCACTTTTGAGGTAAGGAACAGTAGTCTAGTTACTATCTTATCAGAAAATATGACTATAAGGGCAGTAAGATGATTTTTGATAAGAGGTTATTATAATGGCAGGAATATCAACAGGAGTTAGTTTATTAAGTGTGAGCGAAATTCCTTTAACTGTAGAGTTAAAAACTGGTTTGTTAGGATATTGGGACTTTGAAAATACTCTTAATTCCTATGATGGGAGCAACCCCTATTTCTTTAATGGAAATATTTCTGTTGGGGAAGATATACCGTTAAATGATATAAATCCAAGTAATAGTGGTGAACAAAAAGTTGGAACTTCATGTGTAAGGACACAACCGGTTAAGACCGGTGCTTTCTATGCAGGATCTATCATTCCTCCAGTTACTTTAAACAATACAAGCGGTACGTTTGCTGGTTGGATTAAAACCGCTGATGGTGATGGTGTTGTAGGTACGAAGTCTTATGCGTTAGCTTTTCCTTACCTTAGCACTACAGGAAATTATAATACTCCTAATATGGGAATAGCTTTTAGTGGTTTGGGTGCAGGTTCAAGTAACCCACAAAGTATCACATTTGCTGGTTCAGGTACAACAGTAACAACAATACCACACGGATTTTCAGTGTGGAAGTATGTTTGTTATTGGTACGATTTTAATGATAAATCCCAAGGTGTTAATGGTTCCGAGTACTTTCAAATTAATAACGGTACAGTGTATGGAAGACAAACCCCCTCTCCTCCTGCATCACAATTGACAATAGAGAGAGCGCCTTCGATTGCAACATCTGCTGCTGCTCCTAACTACTACTTTGCAGCTTATGCAGACTGTATTGGTGTGTGGGATAGAGTATTGAACAGTGCAGAGAGAAGTAGTCTATATAACTCAGGTTCTGGGAAAAATTATTCACAACTGTAAAGGTTTATAAATGATAAAAGTAATAGCAGTATTATCATTACTTTTAGTGCTTGCTGGTGGTTTGTCTTATACTCAACATCTAAAGTTAAAAGCCAAGGATGTTGAGATAACCACCCAACTTGATACAATCAAGTCATTGCAAGAAGAAGTTAAAGATAAAAAAGATAGATTAGAAATTGAAAGAGGTATGAGTAAAACAATACTCAATGATACGAGAGTTTCAGATGCTTCTTACAGTTCCCTAGTTCAACAAATAAATGAAATTGATTGCAGCCCCACAAAGGAAGTTAAATCAAATGAAAGTAATAAAGATAATACTGTTGACCCTATTGTCACTAAGTATTACAACATCTTGCACACCGCATACAGTCTACAAAACCAAAACTGAGTACGTAACATTTTCAAAAGATTTGTTACAAGAATGTAAAGTCGTCCCTGTACAAGAGGGAGCTAAAACCAAGGATGATCTTTTAAAATTACTTTCTATAGCCTATACAGATACTTTAAAGAATGTGAAAGCTTGTAACATAAAAACAAAACAAGCTTCTATGTTAAATGATAAATATATAGCTAAGGAATCTCCCTCTCAAAATAAATAAAAGGTTTATATCGTGGAAGTCGATATCACAAGCACACAAATATTATTCTTAATTGGATCATTGATCCTTGGGGGAATAATTACATTCTTAGTACAAAGAAAATTAGATAGAGCTAAAATAAGTGAAGATGATTTTGCAAGAATGAAGTTAGAAGTAGAGCAACTTAAGATTACATCTGTTAATGAAATTAGAGTACGTGAAATCATCAAAGATGCTATAGAACCGATGAGTAGCACAGTAAAGGAAATTAAAGACAAAATGGATCACTTTGGGGACGTACTACAAGACATTCAGTTAAAGCTAGCAACAGAAATGGCTTATCAGAGAGGTAAGAATCACAAAGAATGAAATATTTAGAATTACTACGTCTCACTTTACTGAAATGGAATGTAGCCCCTTTATTAGTGGTTACCTTTCTTTGTTGGACAATGTGGACGTTAATAGAGTTTTACAAAATTAATGCATGTACATTAGATGCTACTAACGTGGGAGCATTGTTTGCTTTTGTAGGAACCATTGGTGGTTTACTCTACAAAATGTATGGTTCTATGCAAAGAAATAAAACAGAAGGTGAAGATAGTGAGTAGAGAAATATTTCTAGCAGTAAGAGTAATTAAAGCAGAAGAGGGTTTTAGAGCAAAGCCCTACTACTGTACAGAAGGATTTCCTACCATTGGTTGGGGAGAGGTAATTGGCGCTAAAGGTGAACCACTACCTGATATAGTTTGGTCAGTTGAACAAGCACAAGAAGCTTTAGATAAGAAATTAGTATTGGCTGTTAAAGAACTCTCAACTAATAAGATATTAAAACCTGTATGGGAATCTTTAGCAGAAGACTCAGATAGAAGGGCTATCCTCATTTCTATGTGGTATCAATTAGGTGTAGGTGGTGTATCTAAATTCTCTCAGATGATAAAAGCCATTCTTGATAAAGATTGGAAAAAGGCAGCTGAAGAAATGATGGATAGTGATGTTGCTCGAAGAGTAGCCCCTAAACGTTGGAAAAGACAATCAACTGCAATGTTAGCTGGAGATGTTCTCTCTACTTATAAATTATAATAGAAGGTTTAGATTATGCCAGTAACAGTTGATATGCGTGGCATATTATTCCCCAACAGTAGTGATCCAATATACGCATCCAATTACCCAAATGGGGATAGGGCTATTAGTGGTTGGCAGTTAACAGCGGGACATTTTGAAGGTTATATGTCTCCTCTAATTACATACCCCAGACCTGATTCTGAAACTGCGGTTAACTCTAGACATCGTGTTAACTACACAGGAGAGCAATATAGAGTACCAATTGGTGTTGAAGGGGGAGCATGGCCATTTTATTTTGAATTACTAGCTGGCCCTTCAGGTATGACTATAGGTAGTCAGTTAACTCTGAGTGGTGGAGAATTAATAGCAGATGATAATTATGGTATTATTACTTGGGCAAATTCAGTAGCTGGAACTTATACAATAACTGTAAGAGTCACAGATCAAAACAATATTGTAAACACGATATCTTGGCAATTGGTTGTGGGAACAGCAGATTGGTTATTCGTAGATAAGAATGCTGTTACAAATGGCACAGGAACTTTTGCTAGCCCTTATAATAGTTTAGCTCCCCTACTCAATCAAACAACTAAGAAAGTCTTATTCCGAGCAGGAACTGTTGATTGGGAAGAAAGACCAGCTAACCTTCATGCACTTCCTAAAACCTACTTACCTTATAACAATGAATCAGTCATTATGCACCAAGCAGTTTCTTCAATTGGTGCTCAGATAAGTGGTGATTATTGGTTCAGCGGATTTACCTTTAAGATTCCATCAGGTCGTAATAACATCAGAGAGTATGATCAATTTTTTAGACTTGAAGGCGCTAGCAGAACTGTATTCTTTGAAAATATTATTGACCTAGAGAATTTAAGTAATCCTAATCCTGCTGGTTCAAATTCTACATTCTTAATGTGGACTAACACAGGTGCTGCACAAGCAAGTACAGATAATGCTTGGTACTGTGTAATAATGAAAAATACTTTTAAAAATATTAAGGATCGTGACATCTTCCTTGGATATTCTATGAGGCACACAGTAATAGAAAGAAACAGCATGGAAAATTGTACAACCACAGATGGTGGTGGCCATGGTTTCTATCCTAAAACTAGTGTCGATTATTTTACATTCCGTGGGAACTACAGTATTGGTACTACAAATACTCAAAAGCTTTTCCGTATGGATGCTTATGCTGGGTATTTCCCCATGAACTACTATGATATAAGCTATAACAACTATCGTTATTATGGTTCAGATCTAGAGGGTATAGGTATTGGTGCTATATCTTTCTCTAATGAATTTATAGATGTAGGCACTCACCATTATGTATACAGAAATACTTTTTATGCACAGAATGCAGCAGGTATTCATGCTAGAGGTCAAGCATCTACAAGCGTAATACTTTCATCAAATAACGTATTAGTTTGTGGTGGTACAAATACCAACGGTGTAAGACTCTATGAATACCAAGGTACATTCACACATACTGGTTATGTTGCTGGTAACATCGCTTCTGGAATTCTTGATATAAACAATAAACTCAACGGTGGCTTTGTGAGCAACCTTGGAACTAAAGGATCACAAGTACTATGACATTATTAATAGGAACCGTAGTCGGTTCTGGAACACCTACCTTTGCTAATGGTCAAACAGGAACAAGAATGTATGTTAGAGATTATGTTGCTTCTGCAACTGGATCTTTAGAGACCATTAGTTTTCTTGTAGATGGAGATGCAGATAATTTAGTGTTCCTTGTTTACTCAGCAGCAGGAGCATTACTTGGAAGTACAGGTATAGCCCCTTCAGGTAATGGTGTAATAACAGGAACACTAACTTCTGCTGTACCTGTAGTTTCTGGTACAACTTATAAACTTTGTGTTTACTTTACTGGGAGTTATTTCTACTTCCTAACAGACGGTGTAAGTCCTGCTAAGATATATGATGGAGGCACTTACTCATCTCCCTCAGCATCAATGACAACTACCGATGATGGTGGAGTACAACAGCTACAATTGTGGGGGGATGGTACTGTTGGTGGTGGCGATACTCTTGACACAATCACAAACCCTCTTACATTAGGTGGCTCTGGTTCAATCACTACAACAGGTCTTGGAAGTCTTACAAGTTTAACAATTGGTGGTAAACAAGTTTCTTCTTTATCTGCTGCTTCTGGTGATGGTACATTTTCAATTCCATTGTGGGTAGAAGGTGTCCAAGGGTTCTTACTTGGTTCAAGTCAAGCAGTGAGTGCGGGTGATGGTACTAAAACAGTAAGTAGTACAACCACAATTAATCCACAAGCTGGATACACATTAGTAACGCTTACAAGTGTAAATTCTGGTTCAGCTTACTTAGGTAATCAGGTATCCCTCTCAATAGGGGATCAGATTATATTCCCTACGGCAGCAAGCTTAGGCGCTGCTACAAATTACATTGATGTAGATGGGGGTATTTTCACAAGTTATGCAGGCTCTCAAACTTTATATAAGAGAAATGTTACTACGGGTATTGTAACTCAAATCACTTTAATTAATGGTCAAGTGGCCCCTTCTAAGATGGCCTTACTCTGGTTATTCGGGATGTAATAAATGGTTACAAAAACAATGACTCGTGGTGTTGAGTTCTTTCAAACTTGGAGATGGGTATATGGAGATGCACCTAAGAATCTAACAGATTATACAGTATCAATTCAATTAAGACCATCTGAGAAATCTTCTACTTTGATAGCAAGCTTCGATAGGACTAGTGAATATGTAACCGTGGATGATTTAGATGGTTCTGTTTCTCTTAACTTACCTCCTTCCGTAACACTTACTTACACATTTAATTCAGCAGTTATAGATTGCTGGTTGGTTAACACTGATGATACAGATGGCGAAAGAAGCCCAACTGATAAAATAATCCTGAATTGGGGAGTAGCTAGATGACAGAAATATTTAACGGAGGTGTGGTAGTTGAGACAGTACTACCAGTCTCTGTCCCTTCAGGTGGTTCCACTGGACAAGTACTAACAAAGAAAAGTAGTGCTAGTTTTGATGTAGGTTGGGTTACTCCTTCAGGTGGAGGGGGTGGCTCTGGTTCAGGAGATATGCTGAAGTCAGTGTATGATCCTAACGACGATGGGATGATAGATTATGTAAACAATGTATCTAACAAACCTACATTAGGTACAGCTTCAGCTCTTAATGTACCTTCTTCAGGTAATGCTGGGGTGAGTGAAGTTGTCAGAGGAACAGATACCCGTTTATCCGATGCTCGTACTCCTATATCTCATACACACTCTATTTCTGATGTAATTGGGCTACAATCCACATTAGATGGTAAAGGTTCTGTCACTACAGCTTCTGTTGTATCTACTAATGGTTTCACAGGTAATGTAGCTAATGCTACCACTTCACCTTCTATTTCTATTGGTACTTCAGTTACTGGTTTAGTGAAAGGAGATGGTACTGGTATCAGTGCTGTAGTTAGTGGTACAGATGTTAAGACTATTAATGGGGAATCAATACTCGGTTCGGGTAATATTGTTATTGCTGGAGGTGGAGGAGGTTCGGGTACAGTAACTAGTGCTAGTGTTGTTACAGCAAACGGTTTATCTGGATCTGTAGCGACAGCTACATCTACTCCTGCCTTCACACTAAGTACTACAGTAAATGGAATGGTTAAAGGTAATGGTACAGCGTTCAGTGCTGCTGTTGCTGGAACTGATTACATATTACCCTCAGGTAGTGGAGCAGCTTTAACTGGTATTACTAATAGCCAAGTATCAGGATCAGCCCCTTTAGCTTCCCCTACATTTACAGGAGTTCCAGCAGCTCCCACAGCGTCTGTAGACACTAATACAACACAACTGGCTACCACAGCATACGTTGTTGGTCAAAGCTATTTAAAGACAGCTACAGCGGCTTCTACGTATGCTACTATTGCTTCTCAAGGTACAGCTGCTGCTGGAGTATTAACTACTTCCACAACTGATATCACTACAGGAAGAGTAGTTAAAGTTGGTGACTATGGCGTAGGTACAGCTCCAGTTTCAAGTGATAACTGGAATACA